CTATCTGGACCTCAGTTGCCGAATTGTGTCGAGCACTATTACAGTTTTTTCCGCACCTTCTGGTGTCTGGTCCCAGATTCTCCGCACGGAGGCCTCCAACTTTGCCCATGACGCGTCAGACCTTGTGGCCTGTATTGTGACGGTCTCCGGGACAAAGGCCTCAATGAGGCGCTGCATCTCCGCAGCTGAGATGTAAACAAGTCGGTTTTTGACAAAATCGTAGGCGGTCCCGCGATCTTCTTGATCGAACTGCTTAAGCCAGATTGCAAGGTTCTCGACGAAACGGGAGCCGGCGCGAAAATCGCTATACCCGTCATATTTCGTAGCGGCCATCAGGCGCAGCCAATTAAATTCGCGGGTCGCGACATCGGGGTCGTTCCAACCCATGATTTCAGAGATGAGAGTGAGACCAATCTTATTCATTAACTGGCTTATCGATTTGTATCAATTGTGGCGCTGCAAAGTATGAATGTCTCGTGCGCACTAATACTACCATAGCGACTGTGCCAACATGGAGCCAGTTTGCGGTAGGGACTGTGAGCCTGCACCACTCGCATACCTCGGAGGGCCAGGTGTGTCACGGTTTGAAGAATTCGTCGGCTAGGTGCACCGTCCCGAGGCGTCGCTTTCTGACGGTGGTTGCGCAGTGGATGCGCAACATAAAATGGGAAGAGCTAATTAGTGGTGCCGCCGGGGTGAATTGAACACCCGACCCCACCCTTACCAAAGTCGGGTTTGATGCCGTGATATCAACCACTTGCCTTCCTTCCCCGAGTTTTTCCCCGGCCATTCTGCGCCACTTCCAGCTTGCCGAGGAAGTCTTTAGCGCGCTCCGGCGCCTGAGCATAGCGCGCTGTCGACTTCTCGCTGAGCCAAGAACCGGCATCCTTGATATCTCGCGAGTGTGCCCCGAGCTCGCGTAGCAGACTGCCAAACTCGTGCCTTGCCATGTGAGGTGTGAACGCGACTCCCAGCTTCTTGCAGAGCGGGCGCAGCCAGTCGTAGACCTGGTGCCGGTCGTTCCATGGAAACACCCTGCCATTGGGCCGATTGAGGGGCAAGCGATTGGCCAGGGCCTCGAACACGGCATCGTGCAAATGCAACCGCTGCCAAACCTTCGTCTTGTTGACCCAGAGGTCAACGGTCCGCTCGGGGAGATTGATCTTGTCCTCGCGCAGGCTGAGCGTTTCCGTGATGCGCCATCCCTGGCAGAACAGCACGAGGATGAGTAGCCATTGATCCGCCTCGGTGTTCTTCAGAAGCAGCTTCGCCGCCTCCCTATCGGGCCTGCGGATTTCCGGTTCCTTCTCCGGCAGCTTGCGGATCACCACGTAGTCCCGCAGCCGGTTTTCCGCGGCAAAGTGCAGGACCGAGGCCGCCGTCGTGTAGCCTTGCCGATTCTTGGTCTCGTTGGTGCAACCGGGCCACGCGGCGTTTGACGCTTCGGCAACATGCAGCGGCAGCACGTCCCCGATCGCCAGGTCCCCGAAGTAGCAATTCTCGGACTTCACCCAAGCGCCCGTCAGCCGTTTGATATAGCGCTGATCGTTCGCCGAGATCCCGCGCGCTTCGGCGTAGCTGTCCGCTACTTCGCCCCAGGTTTTCACCGCTTTCGGCCTCTCAGGCTGACCACTTTCCCGGATTTCCCGTTCGAAGGTCCGAACAGCCTGTCTAGCAGTTCGCGCGTTTGTCGCCGGGCGTCCTTCAGCGTCCCTGCAGACGAACTCGTATTGCTTTCCCCCGACCGACCCCTTGGCGACGTAATACCTGTTCCCCTTCCGTGTGCCCGGCGGGTAGATGCGCATACCAGAGCCTCCCTAATCTTGCTCGCCTGCTGGTCAGTGAAGAACAGCTTACCGTTTCCTTTGCCCTTGCTGTAGCCCAGATCTTTCAGCACCCGGCGCAACGTCCGGTCGCTCACAGGCACGCTCGCCAGCAGTTCCTTGAACGTGATGAGACGGGGCAGGGGAGCGGGGCCGGTCATGGGCTTAGTTGCGGTACTGCGCGTTGACGAAAATGTTCAGCCGCCGCTCGAGGTCCGCCACCAATTCCTTGAGATCCTTGACCTCGCTCTGGAAGGCAGCAACCTCGCTTGGCGGCTTGATATCGCCATACGCCTGGCGCCTGAGCGTGCGGATGACGTCCACCGCGATGCCCGTCTCGTCCGAAATCTTCTGGTCCGAGTAGCCGTTCAGGTAGCGGCCTACCTCTTCCCGGAAGTGCTCGTCCAGCAGGGAATAGATCTGCCGCTGTTGGCGCGGATTGGGAAGATGCCCCACAGGCTGCGCGCTCGCCTTGGCTGTCGGCATTTTGGTGATCTTGCTCATGGGGTCGTTCACCTCCTTCGGCTTGTTGCGGCAATGCGGGCAGACAACCTTCTTCCGCCCAAGCTTCACGTCCCAGCCGTGCGCCTTGAACTTCTGGGCCAAGGCTTCGGGCGGCAGGGATTTCGTCTGTGTGAGGGTCTCTTGCCGGTCGCAGATCGAGCACAGGAGCGTGGCGACACTGCGCGTCACGCCGCCCGGCTGGACGGTCCCGGAATAGGTGATCGGGGCGGCTTTGCTGCGGGCGACGGTCATGCTGCGGCCTCCCGCTTCTTGCGCGCGTCGAAGTAGCGCTGCCTGAGCTCCCGCCACTCCGGGTCCTTGCCGAAAGCGGCCCGGTTGGGATTAGTGGGGGTCCTCATGGCCGATGTCCTTCCGGGAAGTCGTCCGGCCCCCGATAGCGGTTGCAGCCTGAGTCGAACCACAGCTTGACCGTTCCTGGCCGACCGATCGAATTCCAGTAGCGCGACTTCTGCACCCGGATTTCGGTGTTGGTTCCTTTGAAATTCCCGTCCCGGTCGACGTCGCGCCACACGGCGATGCAGACGTCAGGCTTGTTGTACCAGTGAGCACTGCCCGAGATATCGTAGGGCGTCGGACACTTGAGGCGCGATCCAGGGTGGGGCTTGGACGGGTGAGCGACGACGATCAGCGCGATTTGCAGGCGCTTTGCCAGGTATTTCAGTTCCTTGATCGCCTTGCCTGTGTACTCGGTTTCGCTTTCGTGCCGGTCGCGGTCGTGGTCAAGTTCGTTCCAGGGATCCACGACGACGAGCTTTGCGCCGTAGCGCACTGCCGCGGTTTCGATCCGCTCCAGCACGTAGTCGAGGGTCACGAGCTGGTCCTCATGCGCGGTGATGAAGACGAAAAACCAATCGATCCAATCGTCCGCTTCGCTGGCCAAACGCTGGAACAGCGCGCAGTCTTCGGGCGCCTGGGTCCGCCAGACACGCAAGGCGGTGCGGTGCTCAGTCTGCGGCGGCTGCTCGAAGGACGCGATGGCGACCGTCCAGCCGTATTTCTCGACCACGCGGCAAACGACATCGTTGAGGAAGGTCGACTTGCCGTGGCCGGGGATGCCGTACACGACGATGAAATCGCCGAGCCGGATGTTCCAATGCGGGTCGAGTTCCTGGATGCCGGTCGAATAGGCCCGCGTTGCCGGCAGGGGCGGCAGGTCGGAGAGCTTGCCGATTCCCTTGATTTCGTAGGGCTTGGGATTGTTGAGCAGCGTGGTGACGCCGCCCGCCCCGCTGGTCTGCAGGACCTCGTTCAGGTCCTTGCAGTTCGCCGGGTACTCGACCCAGTAGCAGCGCGAGCGCCCGATGGCGTTGGCGATCCGGTGGGCTGCCCGCACGCCCGGTTCGTCGTCGTCGAGTGCCAGGATGACACGCTCGCACTGCCGCAAGGCCCCGCGTTCCCGCTCCAGCCAGGGCCAGGAGCCTTGGTTGTCCGAGTTGTCGCCGCCATTGGGAACCGATAGCGTGCGCGGAAAGCCGCATTGGATGGCCGCGAGCGCATCGAACTCGCCTTCGGTCACGATGACCGGCGCGTTCTTCAAGCTCGGATCATAGAGCGCGTCCACGTTCCACAGGCAGAGCTCCGCGCCTTCGCGCATCGAGAACCGCTTTTCCGAGAGGTTGCGGTACTTGGTGTTGACCTCGTTTCCCTCGCGCCGATAGGGGATGGCCAGACGGTCACCGGTAACGCCCCATCCAAGACTGCTGGCGATTTCGGGATCGAGACCGCGGCCCTCCAGAAACGTGATCGCCGCTTCGTTCAGCATGGCGCTCTCCTTGCCCGCCCTTCCAGCCGCAGTTGTGGCAGCGCCAGAGGACCGCGTCGTGCGTGATGGTCACCGAAAGGCAGGGGTCTCGTTTGTGTTTGCGGGTGTGCGAGCATTGCGGACAGGTGGTCTTCTGGTTGCCGGGACTGGTGCGCTTCAAGTGGATGCCGAGGTCATGGAGGATCTTCGGGACGTTCACGCTCCACCTCCTTCAGCCGATTCGCCAGATATCCGTAGACATTGCCGGGCCGGTCGCGCACGGCGCTGTCGATCTGCTCCAGGATGTCGGCGGCAAGAAACTCCTTGAGCAGGCCGCCGATCATGCCGCGCGCCTTCTTGGGCTCGATGTCGAAGTTGTCGCAGAGCGCCGTCAATCCACCACCCCAAAGCTCGTCGAGTTGGGCTTGCGCGGGACCTGATTTTTGAGGCGCGTGATTCTTATTATCAGGCTTACTCTCTGGCTCTGGCTCTGGCTCTGGCTCTTTGGTTTCGATAGGGTTTGGGTAACGGTTCGGGTAACCGTTTGGAAACCGTTCGCGTAACCGTTCGGCTAACGGTTTGGGGAACCGTTCGAAATCGGCTAAAAACTGCGATAAAACGCGGCAGCGCGGCAGAAGTGCGATTGCTTTCATAGCCGCCTTTGCAACGTTTGGGTTCTCGATTGTGTTGTGCCCCCACCAGCCGCGCACCCAGGTCAAAAAAGTGGTTTCATCGCGCTCGATGAAACCCTTCGACAACAGTTCCGAAACGGTTTGGGTAACGGTTTCGAAACTGTTTCCGAGGTCCGACATGATGTAGCCGTCTGGGAGAACGAAACACCCCACCGCGTTGCCATGCGGACAGGTCAGAATGTAGAGCCAAAGCATCTGTGCTTTCGGACTGAGGCTTTTGAATTTCCGGTTCTGCCAGATGGTGGTTTCTATCCGTCCGAACTCGCGCATCACGCCCCCCTCAAGCCGAGCGTTTCGATTAGTCCTTCGGCCTGTTCCGGCGTGACGACGCCCGCCTGAGCAGCACGGACTATGGTCCGTTTCTGCCATCGCGGTGACTGTCCAACGCAGATCGTCACCATGAACTCCAGGCGCGCGCGGCGGCGCTCCAGCAGCGCTGTCGGCGCTCTCAAAGTCGTCGTTGTTTTTGCCCGCGAGAGATTGTCCAAGGGGTGGGCCTCGCTCATTCTGCGGCGACGTCGGCAAAGAGGCCGGCGTCCTCGGCGTTTGGTCTGGCCAGAACTGTGATATACTGACGGCCATGGCTTCTGATATTGAGTGGGCTTGGCTCGCTGGTTTCGTTGAAGGCGAAGGTACGTTTCAGGCGGTCGCAGAGCGGCGAGTCCATATATACCCGCAACTGGCAGCGACTAGTGTCGACAAGCCCTTGCTGATCCGATGTCAGCAAATCGCTGGCGGGAATGTATGGGGGCCGTTTGGCCGCGGACACATCAACAATTCGAAATGGCGTCCTGCCTTTCGATGGCAGGTTCGAAGCAGCACTTTGGAAACGGCGATTGCCTGCATGCTTCCGCACCTCATCACGAAAAGAGAGCAGGCCGAGATATGCTTGTTGATGCGACGTTCTACCATATTGGGCTCGGTGAAAGGTCACTTCGGTCGACCGGTCTTGACTGAGGAATTCAAGCATTGGCGCCTCCAGCTCCGCCTTGCGGTAATGGCGCTGAATCGTCGCGGCACTCGCCCGCTTTCTCTGGTGGAGCAGGCTGCTGTTGACTTTGCCCGTCAGGCGCTAGCGCAACCTGAGAAAACATTCCCGCATCCGTTTCAATTCGTTGCTTAGCCATTCGAGCATATGATTCATTTAGCTCGATCAGGATGGCGTTGCGGCCCAACCGATCGGCGACAAGCCCGACGGTCCCCGCACCGCCGAAGGGATCTAGGACTGTGCCGCCTTCCGGGCAGCCCGCCTTGATGCAGGGTTCCACCAATGCCGGAGGGAAGGTGGCGAAGTGTGCCTCGGAAAAAGGCGCGGTCGCGACAGTCCAAACGTTGCGCAGGTTGCGGCCCTGATCGCGTGGGAAGTCATCCAAGGTGGCGTGATTGCTGTCGTACTTCAGGTGGCGTGGCGGGTTGCCGCGCTTGCGCTGGTCCTTGTTGTGCTCGATCGCCGTGTGCTTGCCGTCTCCGGTTGGGCAACCGGAGACGGGCTTTCTCATGTGGTCAAATGACTTGGCTATTGTTTGGTTGCCTGGCCCGCCATCGGCCCACTTGTGATCGTCACTGCGCCCCCTAGCGTAGCGCGCGTGCGTATCTGGGGAAGCTGACACCTTCACCGCTTCGTGGTCGTAGTAGTAGTCAAAACCCTGCCAACGGTTCCGTTCCTTCCCGTTGACCGTGACCTTTTCAGAGAGATCGGGGCTATAGGACCATTCCAGGGTGTCGCGCGCGCGCCATAGTTGGGTGCGTCCGGATTTCGCAAGCAAGAAAATATGCTCATGGGCGTTGGTAGGCCGATCCTTGATGCTCTCCGGCATCGGGTTGGGCTTCACCCAAATGATGTCTGAGCGGATCCACCAGCCGTCGGCCTGCAGCGCCAAAGCGACGCGCGCCGGCATCATGGCGAGGTCCTTGGGCTTCAGCGATCCGCCTGAGACAATCCTGCCCCCCGGCGTCGCCTTGCTGTTGTGCCTGTTGTTGCCCCGAAAGCCGCCGCCCCTGGATCCGCCTTGAGGGTCATAAACAGCGCCGACAGTCGAGAAGGGCTTGTCGCGGAAGGTGCGGTCATCCCCGCCGGCCGCCTTGGTGTCCTTCGCGCTGCGGCCGTTCGGGCTGGTCGCGTAGCAGTCGCCGTAGTTCAGCCAGACCGTGCCGTCCTTGCGCAGCACGCGGCGCACTTCGCGGAAAACCTCCACCAGCCTGTCGATGTGCTCGCCCAGCGTTGGCTCAAGACCGAGCTGCCCGTCGACGCCGTAGCAGCGTAGCCCCCAGTATGGCGGCGAGGTGATCACGCAATGGACGGACTCGTCCGGCATGTTGCGCAGATGCTCCAGGCAGTCGCCGATGCGGATCTCGACTGTCAATTCGGCGCCCCCAATTCACGGTAGACGGCGCGCAAGAGCCGGTCGGTTTCGTCGCCGGGTTTGCGCGCGTAGACGTTGTTCACGCCGTTCATGCGCGCCTCTTAGCTATGAATGAAGCGGCACCGGCCGCCGAAGCCACAATGGCACCTCGGCGACCGGCCCTCTCTCCACTTCACAGGTGTTTGGGATTTAACTCGGTTGGGGGCGACCCGTCGGTCGCCCCTCTGCTTCATGTGGCGGGACGGCGAGCTGGACTCCGCGTTTCCGCGCCGCAGACCGCGCGGGCGTTGCTCATAAGCTGCCGGGGGTCTTGCGAGCCGTACCGGACCGCCCCTCTCGGGTATAACGGGATTGTTAGCGGGGGGCGGATTCGAACCACCGACCTCTTGGTTATGAGCCAAGCGAGCTACCGCTGCTCCACCCCACATCAAAGAAAGCCGCGCCACCGGGTGAGCGGCAGCGCGGCAAGTGAACAGGGAGGCTTTTCGTCTGGGAGACGAGGGACGCGAAATGAGTGCGCCCCGAGCATCGAAATGCCCAAAAGAATTAATATGGCCTGCCGTCAAAACGAGGTTCCTAGGTTTGACGGATGAAGTCCTGGTATGTGACCTGTCCGTCGGTGATTTCTTCAAAAAGCAGGTAGATAAAAGGGTCTTGCGGAACGCGCTTGCCGGTGCGGTAGCGATAAATCTGGTTGCCATCTATCTTGAAATCCGGCCGGCCCTTCGCGTGGGCCAACTTGTTCATCTCAGAGGCCAGTTCGCCGGGCCGCTTGCCCTTCTTGCGCATCCAATCCGAAAGTGCCATGCTGTCCTGATACGGCCAGATGGCCGCAAAGTCAATAACTAATACGGCCAACATGGCCTTAGCGGGGAGCAATGGAATCTGTGCAGAATGCGGGCGTCATGCCCCGCCAAACCAACCCCATTCCCGAAGACGAACTGACCAACAATGTTCAGCCCTATCGTCTCGGCTTGAACTACGAGGGGCGGCCATGGAGTCTGAAGAAACTCTCGCGGCTATCGGGGATCGACGATTCGCACCTTAGCCGGATCGAGCAGGGAAAGCGGGAGTTGACCGCAGAGGCGCGCATGAAGCTGGCCCACGCCTTTCGCTGCCATCCGCTGGACCTCTTGTTAGAAGAGGATCGCCAGCGAGAAGAGCGCCTTTACGGCAATACAGTCAGCACGCAGCGACTTGAGACGATCATCGAACTGCTACGCGGCATGGAGAAAGATGGGAGCTTCGAACTGCCGTCCAAATTGTTCGCGCAGGCCGTGGCCTTTTGTTACGAGTTTATTAGCCGCGAAGACGTTCACGAAGATCTGGACTCCTACCAGCAGGCAATGCAGGTCTATCTGCAGAACAATATTGATTTCCGTCAACTGAAAAAAAAGAAGGTGACCGTCTAATTTGTTGTCCCTATCATATCGCCCGAGGGTAGAAGGTGGTGGCAGGGATGAACGAGACACAAAAACGCGCCTTTACTGTCTCAATGAAGAATCTCCTTAGAGAGCATGGGTATTTTGGGCGCCCGCGAGGAGACGACAATTACCGCTTGCCGTACCAACTAGAGGCAGCATTTCCCGAATTAGCGCGATTCCTGGAACAGCAGAACAAACAATCAGCACAGTCGCTTGGCAGTTGATTTCTGCCGTATTGGCCGAATTTTATTGACCCTCGCGAGCATTGTCTTTTTCATATGCTCCCATGCTGCGAGAGCAAAGTATGGCGCGCGGGCAGTTTGCTAAGGCGGTAGAACGATCCCTGAAACAAACGAAACGTCAAGCACGCTGGGAAGACCACAAAGACAGATGCAACGTCCTTACGCTAGAGGAGGACTTTGCCCTGGAACACGAAACCGGCGGCATCGCCAACCTCCTTCGCATTTGGCGTGAGATCGAAAAACCGAGCGAACGCTACCGCGATCTTCTGGATCCCATTCGCCTTTATCAAACCGGGCTTTCAGGCTGGATCCATATTCTCGACGTCTCGTCCATCAACCCGGCCGGCTTTATGTTTGTGACCTATGCGCCCAAGGTCGACACGCTGGACGGCGAGAAGTCCTTCCTCTTTAAACCGCTTGGCAGTTACAAGGCGGTCGCGTGGAAAGACTCTCTCATCAGCGAGTACAATCTCATCAAGTGCGAGGGGCTGCCGCGCTATCAACTAGTCTGGGGTCGACGTGATGGGACTCGGCGAGGTTACGCCCGCCTGTCCCTGCCGCTCGGCGAAAAGTTTGGCCAGGTCGACAAGGTTCTTGTTGCCGTGCGCGTCCAGGATTTCAGTTTCTTCACTTAGCTGCTGAAGCATTTCCTCCTGCGAAATATAGGTGAGCCAGAGTTTGCCCTCTTGCTGCATATGCGGGAGATATCCGTCGATTAGCGGTACGCAATGCGGATAGCCATACTTGCGAGTTGGAACGCCGCGCGCGACAAGATGATCCAACACCGATCCGCAATGCCAATCGACGGCCCACTGACGGATCGACAGCGCGCGGCAGATCCGCGGCAGGAAGACCGACAGGCCGTTGCGGCGAAACTCCGGCTCGATCCAAAGCCCGCCGTGATGCCCAATCATCCCGGAGAGTAGCGGCAGAGACGGCGCAATCAGCCGCACCGCCTCCCGCTTGAATTCGAAATCCTTGTCGGACCATAAGCGTTGCGATCTGACGAGCTGCAGGTAATCATCGGTGCTGAACATCCTGCAGGCGATGCAGCCAACTCGCTGCAGCGCCGTATCCTCGACTTCAATCCAGTAGCAGTGTGCCTTTGTGAATGTGGAATGGTCCGGGTCGAAGGTGGTTGAGGCAATCATGGCGGTCTTTGGGTGGTCTCGCATGACTTCGCGGACATAGTGCCTCCAGCTATAGAGATTGTGGTCCAGACGCAGCGAGAATCCATTTCTGGCCAACGCATCGACCGCACGATCAAGGAACGCCTGCGCTAAAGCAGCGTGGTTCATCTTTACCTCCATTTCAGGGAATCAGTGAGCTCTGGTGAGCTGGGCAGGGATCGGAAAAGACCCGGATTGCTGAGGTTTTTCCCGGTAGGTGAATTAGGGTTTGCTAGATACGGCCATATGGCCGCATTTTTTTCTTGCGGTTCCGGCCAAATGGCCGTATTGTTACTACCAAGGCTGGCACTCAGCCCCGAGGACCGCGGCCCCTCGCCAGAACGTTCGCAGGGTCAAGGAGCGGCACCCGAGACAAAGCCGGATCCAACTTATCGGTCTTACGAGTTACCCCCGCCCGGCAGCACAGCATGGGGCCGGGCGGGACCGACCGGAGGAACATTCAATCTCATGGGTAACAAGCTTCACGAACTGCTCGCCGTCGAAGGCGATCTGGAAGGCAAGGCGAAACTCGTCCTGGACGAGGCGGCCAACACCTTCAGCAAAAAGCCCGAGCACTTCATCGAACAAGTCCGCGATCTGATCATGTTCGACGAAGCGCGGCAGAACGAGAACACGCACGAAAGCTCGGCGATGGTCACGACCGTCGGCCAGAAGCTCTCGTACATCCGCCGCCCGGTCGTCCGTTACTACGATGCTTTGGCGTCGAAGGATGCGACCAACCAACAGGCCAAGGCCGACCTGGTCGTGGAAGACGTCACGTTGCTGTCCGATGTCGCGGCCACGACGCTTCTGGCCCTGGAAAGCAAGCTGAAGCACCTGCGCGGCGTCTTCGAGGCGATCCCGACGCTGCAGCCCGGCATGAAGTGGGAGCCGGACGCGGCTTTTGGCGACGGCGTTTATCGCGCGGCCGAGGACATCAAGCGCAACCGCACGGAAAAGGTGATCCAGCACAAGGTGCTCTATGAAGCGACCAAGGAGCACCCGGCGCAGATCGAGAAGTGGACGCAAGACACGCCGGTCGGCGACATCATCACTAAGTCCTGGTCGGGCATGTGGACGCCCGCGCAGAAGGCCGAAGCTATCGGCCGTATCGACCAGCTCATTCAGGGCGCGAAGAAAGCGCGTCAGCGCGCCAACAGACAAGATGTGGTCGAGACGAAGGTCGGCGACATCCTCTTCGACTTCATCATGAGTTCCTAAGGACCAAGCTTATCGTGGTCCTCAACCTCAGGCGGGTCTGAGAAGCCCGCGTCAGCCTCAAAATGATGCCCTTAATTTCAGAGATACGAATGATGCCAGTAAGAGCCGCAATTAATATCGGACAGTGGGGGTTCGATTCCCCTCCGCCCAGCCAATCCTCTGATGGGCGGTTGCATAATGGCAGTGCGGTCCGACTTGATCTTGATCCCTTGCGGTCTCCGAAAGCGGGTTTCGTCTCATCGCATGTAGCTCAGCGGGTAGAGCTCGCGACTTGTAATCGCGTATGCGCCGGTTCGAGTCCGGTCATGCAAATCAGGAGGGGCACCCAGGCGAGTGGTGTCCCTCCACTTAATCGATTCTCTTTTGAGGCGGCATCATGACCGCCCCCGTCGTCGTCTCCGTAACCCGCCCCGAAAAGCGCATCTTTAGCGAGACGGACGTGGCGACCCTGCAGCGGGAATTGAACGACGCGCTGCACCGAATTCGCGACCTTCTCGACGACCGCGACCCCCGCGCGACGTGGCTGGAGAAGGTCACGACGAACACCCGCGCACAGCACTTGATGGACGAATACGGGATTACGTCGAGGTGGGTGTGATGACCGACCGTCGCATTCCCTGCGAGCGCAAGTCCTGCAAGCGCACCGCACCGGCGGACAAGCTGCCAGAATTCACCGCCATCATTTGTGCGAAGTGCTGGAAGCTTGTGCCGCAGCGTTTGCGGTCCCGGCAACGGCGCTTGCGACGGTTGGCTAGATCGAAGCGCGGACGACGCGACGATATCTACCGGCGGCGTTGCTACGAGGCCGATAACCGCAATTGGGAAACGATGGTGAGGTATCTCAACAACCCGCCGAAGCCGGAAGGGCTGGAGAGTTTCCTCGAAGAGACGGGGATCGGAACATGACCGACCCCGGCAAAGACCGCCTCTACGCAATCGCGATCTGGATCCTCTGCATCGTGATGGGCGGCGCCTTCCTGGCACTGCATGAAATGGGAGTCTGGTGATGGGTGAAGCCGATCAAGCCCTGAATTTTCTCGCAAGCGCGGGACCATTGGCGAACACGACAGTAACAGGCGCGGTGGCTGATGATGTGATGATGAAGACCGGCGGTACTCTCATGGCCCGCGGCTGTCTGTACCTAATCAAGTCACAAAAACTCAGTCCGAGCGTCTATCGGCTCACCTTGGAAAGGGCAAATTGATGACGTCGAAACTGCATATCGTTTTTGATGGCCCCCCAGGTCCGAAATCGGGCCGCTTCGTTGAAGTGGAAACGCCCTTTGGCAAGAGCGTGAAGGTAGGAGAGTGGTGTCGGCGAGGCAGATTTTGGCATTTGGTTTTGACGCCCGATGACTTCCCAACGGAGGAAGAAGTCTCACTAGAGGCTTTCGACAATGGGCAGTTTGGGGTGGGCGCCTGATATGACTCCGCTCTCTCACGAAACAAGGGCCAGGATCGCCGCCGCCCACGCGGAGACGCGGCGCGGGCAGAAGCTGCAACCGGCTTACGGAACGAACTACGAGTTCGGCGTGCTGTTGCTTGCCTTCCTCGCAGGCGGACTCGCGTTTCTGGGCATGGTGCTGTGATGACGGAAGAAGAAGCGAAAACCAAGTGGTGTCCGATGGTGCGGTTTACTGGCGCAGGCACGGCAACCGACCAGGAGTGGGCCACCAATCGCGGCGGCGACTATGGAGCACAAGCATTCAAATGCATCGGCTCTGAATGCATGGCTTGGCGCGGGTACTACGTGATGAAAGATACAGAAAAAGTCCACCACGGCTACTGCGGCCTTGCTGGAGGCTCCGGTTCATGACCGCCCCCTGGCCCGCCCTGACGACGGAACGCTTCATTCGCGCCGGTCTGCACAACCGGACCACGAACCTGCAGGCGCTCGCGGAAGAGGTCTGGCAGGCGATCCACAAGCTGCGCAACCAAGCCTATTTCAGCACGCCGGCACTCCAGGCCAGCCGCAACACGCTGCGGCGCTGCGCCGAGGTCGAAAGCTATCCAAGCCTGCGCCGGGTGGCGCGGGGATATCTCAGGAGGACGAGACATGCCACATGAAATCGACGTGACAGCCGGACGCTTGTTGCGGGAACAACGCCTGGCAAGGGGCATGAGCCAAGTGACTTTGGCCGAAGCCTGCGGCGTTTCCTTTCAACAGATTCAAAAGTACGAGAACGGGACCAATCGCATTTCGGTGTCGCGCCTGGTCCAGATCTGCAAGGTGCTTAGCTGCCGCCCGAGCGACATCCTCTCTCGGATCGAAGACGCCCAACCAGCCGGAGAGGTCACCAGTTCGCGTCTGGAACTGGAGGTTATCCGTGCCTGCCGGCAACTCCCTGAGGAAGCGGTTCGGTATCAAGTGTTGTCGATCGCAAAGGCGCTCCAGCCGCGCTATCCGATCCAGCAGGCCGCGGAGTAGGGCATGACGCCTCCAATCCCCGCCTCCGTACTAGATCAGCATTCCGTCGTCGTCGGTAAGACGGGTTCCGGAAAGACCTTCACGATTAAAGGTCTGGTCGAACGCCTGCTTGCCGAGCAAAGGCGCGTCTGCGTGATCGATCCTACGGGCGTGTGGTGGGGATTGCGGCTCAAGGCGGACGGCGAGACGCCTGGGTTCCAGGTGATCGTCTTCGGCGGCGATTTCGCGGATGTGCCCATCGACGACAAAGCTGGCGCGCTCCTGGCCGAGCTTTTGGTCGAGCGCAACCTGCCTTGCGTGATCGATCTTTCGACCTTCACCAACGCGGGTCGCACCCGCTTCATGCGGGACTTTGCCGGCGCGCTCTACCGGAAAAGCCGCCGGGCCTTCCATCTGATCCTCGACGAGGCCGACGAGTTCGCGCCCCAGCAAGCCTTGCCGGATCAAAAGGCGATGCTGGGGGAGATCGACCGCATCGTCCGGCGCGGCCGGGCGCGCGGCTTCCGTGTCACGCTCATCACCCAGCGGCCCGCCGTGCTCCATAAGAACGTGATGGCGCAGTGCAACACGCTGATCGCCATGCGCCTGACTTCGCCGCAGGACAGGCGCGCAGTCGAGGATTGGGTAAAGGGACACGGCGACGAGAAGAAGGGTCGCGAACTGCTCAGGACGCTGGCCGGGCTGCAAGTCGGCACCGGCTGGCTCTGGGCGCCCGATGAGGACATTCTGGAGCGGGTCAAGTTCCCGCCAATCGAAACCTACGACTCCTCCCGCACGCCCGAAGAGGGTGACGACGTGCCCGTTCCCGCCAATCTGGGCGAGGTCGATCTGGGCGATCTGCAGGCGCGCCTCACACAGCCGGAGGATGACAAGAAGGCGAGTAAGCGACAGAAGCCCGATACCGCTGCGCTGGACCGCATATGGGAAGAAGGGCATGACGCCGGTTATCAGCAGGGCGTCGACTCGGTCTCGGCACAGATCGAAGAGATCGAGCGTCTTGCCGTGCGGATCATCGAGCTTGTGAAGGCGTGCGACCTTTCGAGCAACGACGCACCCGAGCCTAAGCCGCCGGGCGCCGCGCCTGTCGTTCGCAAACCGCGCAGTCCGCGTCCCGTCCTAGCGAATGGCGAATTGATTCCTGCGGGGCGCAAGCTTCTGACCGTTCTGGCTCAGCACCACCCGATAAAGCTGTCCTGGCAGCAGACGGCGACCCTGGCCGGGCTCAAAGCGCGCGGCGGCACCTTCAATCATGCGCGCAAACTGCTTCGCGAGAACGGTTATGTCGAGGAGGGTCGCGACGTCGTGAATGCGAGCAACGCGGGCCTCGCGTTCTGTGGCGACGTCGAGACGACGGACAGACCGACGGTAGAAGTTTGGATCGAGAGGCTACCGGCGCCGGCTAAGGAAATGCTGTCGTTCCTGCATGGGCGCAAGAGTTCCTGGACAGGCCGCGAGGCCATGGCCCAGGCCCTCGGCAAGACACCGCGCGGCGGCCACTGGAACAACGGAATCTCCACCCTGCGCCGCAACGGACTTATCGAAGAGCGCGGCGACGATCTGCGCTGCGCGGACATCATCTATGGAGTGAGCCAATGACCAGCATTCAGAAGCCCGGCCTTTACCCGGACATGAAGGAGTCCGTCTATCATTCCGACCCGGCGCCTGCGCCTTCGCTCAGCTCTTCCGTGGCCAAAGTGTTGCTGAATGCCAGTCCCCGACACGCCTGGACGGAGCATCCGCAACTCAACCCGGATCATGAGCCGAAGAAGAAAAACACCTTCGACCTGGGCAGCGCCGCGCACTTCCTGGTGCTTGGCAGCACGGAACGCTTGGCGCTTGGCGAATGGGATGCTTGGCGCAAAGCCGAGGCCAAAGAGTTCAAGGCCGCCGCCTACGAGAGCGATCAGACCCCCCTGACGCCCGAGGAATGGGAGCGCGTCCAGGAAATGGAGCGCGCCGTTCGCCAGCAGCTTGACGTGCATAGCGAGGCATCGGAGGCCTTTAAGGGCGGCAAGCCGGAAGTCTCCATGTTCTGGGAGGAGCCGACGCAGCACGGGCCAATCTGGTGCCGGGCGCGCCTCGACTACTACGTCGAAGGCTCGCATATCTTCGACGACTTCAAATCGACGGGCATCCTGGCGCACCCGGAGGCCTTCCAGCGCAACTTCTTCGAAATGGGCTACGACTTTCAGTCCGCCTTCTACTCGCGCGGCATCCGCAAGGTGCTCGGAATCGAGGACCCGACTTTCCGTTTCGTCGTTGCGGAGAACAAGCCGCCCTTCGCGCTCTGCGTTCACGCCTTGCCGCCCGCCGAGCGGGTGATGGCGGACCGCAAGGTCGAACTCGCCATCCAGAAGTGGGGCGAATGCCTCCATAGCGGCATCTGGCCCGGCTACCCCAACGTGACCTGTTACCTCGAAGCGCCGGGCTGGACGCGCGCCAAGTGGGAGGAACGGCAGGCCCGAGGGGAAATCGCGCGTGACGTCCTGCTGCATTGGCAGGCCCCGCCCATTTCGAAAGACAAAGGAGAAGCCGCGTAATGGTACACAGCACCACACTCGCGCTGATCGAAGCCGACAACAAAGCGCTGATCGACGCCTACACCTCCAACGACCTGGATCAGGTTCTCGACAAGATCGCCAAGCGGGCGCGCGGCACGCAGATCGACGCCACCACCAAGAAGGGCAGGGACGAGATTCGCTCGCTCGCCTACAAGATCGCGCAGTCCAAGACCGCTCTGGACGATCTGGGCAAAGAGCTGGTCTCCGATTGGAAGGAGAAATCCAAGGCGGTCGACGGTCAGCGCAAGAAGGCCCGCGACTTTCTGGACGCGCTCAAGGTCGAAGTGCGCCAGCCCCTCACGGACTACGAGGAGCGGGAGAAACGCCGCGTTGCCGCGCTCGAAGAACGCCTGCACGCGCTGCGCGACAAGTCGGAAGTCTCGGTTACCGCGACCTCGGAAGACCTGGCCAACGCCATTCGGGAGCTTGAGGCCGTCGAGATCGACGACTCCTGGCAGGAGTTCGCCGCCAAGGCGCGCGCTATTCGAGACAACGGTTTGCATTTCTTTAAGCAAGCCTTGGAGCAGACCAAGCAGCGCGAGGCGGAACAGGCCGAACTCGAACGCCTGCGCCGGGAAGAGGAGGAGCGCAAGGCGAAGGAGGAAGAGGAACGCCGCCGCGCGGAGGAAGCGGCCCGTCTAAAGGCTGCGGCCGAGAAGGCACGGCAGGAAGAAGCCGAACGCGCCAGGATCGAACAGGAACGCATCGAGCGCGAGAAACGGGAAGCCATCGAGGCACGGAAGCGCGCCGAACAGCAGGCGCGGGAAGCCGAGGAACGGCGCAAGCGGGAAGCAGCCGAGGCCGAGGAACGCGCCAGACGCCAGGCCGAGGAAGCGGAGAAGGCGCGCCTTGCCGCGATCGAGAAGGCTAAGCGGGAAGAACAAGAACGTCTGCAGAAGCGCGAAGAAGCGGAAGCCGCCGAGCAGGCGCGGCGCGAGGCCAACACCCGCCACCGCCAGAAGATTAACCGTGAAGCGCTGGCCGCCATGAAGGGGGTCGGGGTCGTGGAAGACACCGCCAAGGCTCTGATTGTTGCGATTGCGGCGGGCAAGATTCCGCACGTCCACATCACCTATTGAGGGAGCTGCGCTGTGAAAAAGAAAACCATCAACGCGGTCATCACCAAGAAGATGAAAGAGTGGTGGTCTTCAATCGAAGACGAAAACCTCAGAGAGCGCGTTGAGGCAGAAACGGTCGTGACGGGCGGCTGTATCGCCTCAATGCTCCTAAGGGAGAAAGTGTCGGACTTCGACATCTATCTCGGCAGCTTCGAAACAGCGAGGGACCTGGCTGAATACTACGTGGCGCGGTTCGAGCCGAAGCGGGCGAGCGGCATACCGTTAAAGATCTATGTCGATGCAACAGATGACCGCGTTCAGATTGTCGTCAAGTCGGCTGGCGTAGCGTCTGAGGAGGGCGCTGAATCGGACTACGAGTACTTTGAGAACGGCCCGCCGGAAGCGGCCCAGGCCTACGTGTCCGAAGTCATGGACGATCCCGGCGAGATCGAGGACGTCTACCAAGAGACGGAAGAGCGCGCCCTCGAAGAGACCGAAGGTCAAGCCTACCGGCCAGTTTTCCTGTCAACCAATGCTGTAACGCTGTCGCACAAGGTCCAAGTCATCTTGCGCTTCTTTGGCACGCCCGAAGAGATCCACGCCAACTATGACTTCATTCACTGCACCAACTACTGGACGAAGAAAGACGGTGTCGTACTCAACCAGCAAGCGCTGGAGTCCCTGCTAGCGAAAGAGTTGCGCTACGTCGGGTCCCGCTATCCAGTCTGCAGCGTCATTCGCTCCAGGAAGTTCATTCAGCGCGGTTGGACGATCAACGCGGGCCAGTTCGTGAAGATGGCCTTCCAGATCAGCGAGTTGGACCTCAACGACTTGGATACGTTGCGTGACCAACTTACCGGCGTCGATGTCGCTTACTTCATGGAAGTGATCGACAAGCTCAAGGCCAAAGACAAAGAGCGGGTCGACGGCGCCTATCTTCTCGAAATTCTAGATCGCATGTTCTGAGGGAGGCAACCATGACTTACACCTTTCGTCCCGCCGTCCGTGCCAACGCCCCGCTGCTGATCGGGCTGGCAGGCGGCACGGGGTCCGGCAAGACCTATAGCGCCCTGCGCCTCGCCAAGGGTCTTGTCGGGCCCGGCGAAAAGATCGCCATGATCGACACGGAGAAGGGCCGCGGGCTGATGTACGCGGACGAGTTCGATTACCTTTATGAGCAAATCGAACCGCCGTTCCGGCCCGAAAAGTACATGGAAGCCATGGCTGCTGCCGTCCAGCAAGGCGCCAAGTGCATCATCGTCGACTCAACGTCCCATGAATGGGAGGGCATCGGCGGTCTTCTGGAGTGGGCCAACTCGATCGCCGAGAACATGGCGCAGCGTCATGGCGGCAACCCAAGCAAATACACTTTCGGGAGCTGGAAGGAGCCGAAAATCGCGCACCAAAAATGGGTGCAGTTCATGCTCAACTACGAGATTCACGTCATTCTCTGCTTCCGCGCCAAGGAAAAGAAAGGCCTGCAGAAGGACGAGCGCGGGCGGCAAGAGGTCGTCAACCTCGGTTGGACGCCGATCACAGACAAGGACACGCTGCCTTACGAAATGACCTTCCTTGCCATGTTCACGGCCGACGAACCGGGTGTACCGAAGTTCACTTACAAGGCGCTAACCCACAAGCTGAAGCACATCTTCCCGGAAGGTCAGCAGATCGGCGAAGAACACGGGCGGCTCTTGCGGGAATGGGCGAGCGCCAGCCCAAGCGTGCCGCAGCAACAACAAGCAAGCGAGCCGGTCGATTACGTCGAACAGGGGCGCACCGAAGCGCGCAAGGGCCGCGACGCTTTCCTCGCCTGGTGGAACGGTCCCGGCAAGACCAACGGCATCCGCGCTGCCTGCAAGCCTCATATGACAGAGCTTCAGAAGATCGCCGAGGAAGCGGACGCCGCGCAGATCGAGGACGAAGATCCTTTCGCGCGCGAACCGCAAGACGAGGATCCCTTCGGCGACAAGCAGGACGCCGCGCCAGAACCCTCGCAGGAGCCCCCAGGAGCGCCGGAGAGCGACGCTGGCGCCGAAGCACCGGAGACACCGGCCGAGACGAGCGCACCATCCGCGCCGTCAGCACCGATCTATGACGACGGCGTGGGCATCCTGGACGAGAACGGCAGCGAGATCGACCGCTGCGAGAACGCCAACAAATGGTACTTCGCCCTGCGCGCCCGCCTGAAGGACAGCAATCGGGTTGGCGATCTGCTGACCCAGAACAACGCCGGCCATCTGCACTGGCAGGCCAGCAACGCGGACCCGAGCCACAAGAAGCAGGGCGCGGAAATGTGGGCGAACTTTCTGGCCAAGGCAGGTGACGGGCAGGAGGCGGCTTGATGGGTGTTTCGACAAACGCATACCTCGTCTTTGGCGTCACGCTGGACGATTACGACGAAGACGACGAGCCGGATTTCCTGCAGGGCTTCGAAGATTTCGACGACCTCTTGGCAGACGACGCCGATTTGCCGCCGTGGCGCGATGACATGACAGAGGCAGAGTCCGACGGGCACTTCCGCAATAAGCGGGAAATCGTTGCCGCCGCGCCAGTCGAGCTGGTGAGCCACTGTAGCGGCGAGTTTCCCATGTGGATCATGGCTGTTCGCGGGACGCTGCTGACCGCTCACCGCGGCTCCCCGACTTCGATTGACCCAGCGACGTTGAAGGTGGATCAGGAGAGGGTCGACGCAGCCGCAGCGTGGTGCAGGGCCAAGGGGATCTACTGGCAGAACCCTCATTGGATTCTTTGCAGTGATTGGTGCTGACGCCATGAGTTCCCGCGACCAACTCTTCCATGAACTCGCGTCCTTCGCCAAAGAGGTCGCCAGTCAGCCCTATCTCGAATGGGCAGAGGAGTCGACGCACGAGGCGTTTACGACCGTGGCGCGGACATTGGTGGTTCGGTACACGGCGCTGCAGGTCTCCGAGACAGACCCGCCGAAGGAAGGGTGATGAGCAACTACGATCAATTCCGGAAGGACCACGAATATCTGTGGGAAACCTATGGCCCCGCTGATGACATGACCGGCGGCTATGTGGACTCGGAGGATCTGGAGCGCTTGCTAAAGACCCCGACGAAGGTAATGGCGGCAAAATGCTACGCCGACCAAATTCGATATTGGTTCGACGCCGGACCGGACACTTTTGGGAAAGAAGTTGGCGATTGGAGGTCAGACCCAGAGGTGCGCCTAATAGCCGAACGACACGGAACCTTAGAAGCCCTGGAAGCCGAGGAAGGGTGATGGATAAACTGATGACTGAAAAGGGGTGGACTGCTTTCAAGCTAATGGAGGAACGCGCCCAAGCAGCAGAGGACGAAGTCGCGCGGTTGCGGGAGGACGTCAAGTTCCTAACTGAAGGGCTCAAAGGCATCGCTTCGATGGGCGTGACGGAGGGCGAGCGGATGAACGCCTGGGCGCACGACACGCTGTCGGGCCGGGTTGAGACTGTCGAAAGCGAGTTGCTCAAAATCAGCGACCAAAGAAACAAACTCTTTGCCCACTGCAATTCGCTGCGGGGGGCGTTGGGGCGTTCCGCCGGACGACTGGATCTCTGTGCAGGAAAATTGGAATTTGTCGCTGACGGGGCAATTGTAGACGAAGCCAGAGTATGGGCTGAAGAAGTTCGCCAAGCCCTCGCCGCCACCCCTGAACAGTCGCTCGCCAAGGTGAGAGATAGCGCGTTGGAGGAAGCGATGGATGAACTCTACGAAAAGCTCCGAATCGAATATGCCGATGCAACGGTAAACGATGCTATGGCACTGATTCTCGCCCTGAAGACAGGAGAGGGGCGGTGACTGACCTCCTCACACGACTAGCAGAAGAGAGCGGGCGGGAGTTGGATGCGGCTTTAGCAGAATTTCAGGGGTGGGATGTCTTCTACACACAGGACGCCGTTGGCCAAGCGGTTGCGTATTGTGTGTGGGGTGACGTTAAGAAAGGCGAGAAGGGGCCACTCCCCCGCTTCACCTCTTCCGTTGACGCGGCCCTTACGCTGGTACCGGAAGGGTGGCATGTGGAAAGCCTTGGTTTTTCTGAGCGATCAAGAAAGTGGTTCTGCAAGCTAGCGCTGCCAGCGCCGGAAGCGATGAGAGTTAAGCGCCAACCATTCGGGGAAGTGAAGCTTACTAACCACGGCGCCCATACCCTACAAAACGCCATCTGCATAGCAGCGCTTAAAGCTAAGGGAGTGGAGTGATGTACGACAAGCCACAATTCTATTTGGTCTGGAAAGAAGGCAGCCACAGCCACACACCAACCTATAAACACTTGGATTTTGAGTCCGCCAGGGGTGAGGCGCTTAGGCTGTCACGGCTTGATGGTGGGAAGTTTCACGTTCTGGCCCACTACGGAACAGCAAGACGCGTAGAAACCGAATTTGAGGGAGTGGAGATCATACCTTTTTGATCGAACCCCCGGCCACGATTAGCGACAGGCTCGTAGTTCAGTTGGTAGAACCCTTCCCTCATAAGGAAGCTGTCGCAGGTTCGAGTCCTGCCGGGCCTACCAAAACCAAAAGCCCCCCAGCCGTAGCCAGGGGGCGATAGCGTGGGCAGTCGGACATGCATTCTCTTAGCTGGCCCGCCCTATGTCGTCAGGTGACTTGCGGCCAGTACCCACGAGCCCGATTTAACGGGGACTTCAGTCCGTGTGAAGCGCGCTCTGCAGGGCATCGAGGTCCCCGTTGAGCGTATCCCACTCTTCCGGCGTCGGATCGCGGTTTTCCTGGACCATCAGCTTGATCTTCGCGACAGAAGCTTGCCAGGAGATCATTGCGGTGCCGCCTTGTGCGATGACAAGCGGCAGGATTTCGAGCGCTCTCAGAATGAGCATTGCGGTCGTATTCAAGAGCTTGCTCCTTCAAGGCGGGTTTCGGAAATGCCCCAGGTGGTCAGGACCATCTGGAAAGTGCGAAGAGCAGCTTCAGAGGCCCTGACCGCAAGCTGCACCTTGTCCTCGCCGGCAAGCGGATCGCGGACCACGAGTTCCGCTTCATCCAGAGCCTTGTCGGCTGAAAGGTCCGCCTTTCGGATCACCTCGACCACGTCCACGCGCGCACAGGAGATCTTTTCCGCCAACTGCTCTTCCAGCCCCGTGCAGCGGGGGAGAGACTCGTAGATCAAGGCGACCCGGACCACCTCCTTATAGGCCGACTTGGTGGCGAAAACCTGCTGCGCCGGGGTTTGCGCGCCCGCACAAGCCCCCAGAAGCAGAAGCGCCAACAAGGTGGCCGGCCAGGCGGCATTCAGGCTCGCAGGCAGCTTCGGCAACACGGTGACAGGCCGGGTGCCGCCCTTGAAGCGGTCTGCAATCAGAAGGGCGAGCCCGGCGAGCTGCACAATCCCGTCCCAGAACTGGCTGATCAGTACATCGGCGTCCGGTCCGATGCGCTCCATGAGATCGGGAGCGACCTCGGGAACGAGCAGCAGCAGAATGCCGCCGATCCGCTTCGACCGCAGAAACCACTTTGGCTGATTCTCCATCTAGTCCTCCTTAGTGAGAGAGTGAACGGTCTCCTGAAGGTCGAACACCGCTTTGCTGAGGTGCGCGCAGCAGCGCGTTAGTTCCTGGACCGCCACTTTGAGTTCGTGAACGTGCGAGCGCCTATCTACGAGAAGCAGTCCGCGCTTGTTGAAAGTCACAATCGTGACGCCCGTCTTAAGATTGGGCCGCAGCCGGTGCAGGTATTGCCGAATGGCTGCCTCGGCAGTTCGCGCGCCGCCCGATTCCTCGCCCGCGTAGACATAATTCACGATGTCCTTCAGCGGCGAGGGACCGCTCTCTTGGCGATCCACCAGATAGCGCAACAGGCGCAGGGTATATTTGCCCGTGACAGGTTCTTTAACGTAGCTCTGGACGCTGAGCGCCATCGTTCATGGCACGTCGTTGTAGAAAACATGATTGCCGACAGCCATGACCGGCTCCTTGCCCTCTGCCCAATCGGGGCGAATGCTGGACGTGTGATAATGCTTAGAGTCAAACGTGAAATCGCGCTCGTCCAGCGCTTCTAGTACGGCGCGCAGGCATTGGCGGAAATCCACGTCATCCAGATCCACGCCCTGCATCGCTTCGCGGTTGGGGTCATTCTCGTTCCACGTGGAGAATTGCAGCCAGCGCAGCGCGGCGGCTGCGAGCGTGTGGTCTCTTCTGAACTGCCCTTCATTGCTCTGCCAGCGGTTGATCAGCACATGGGCAATCGCCTTCTGGCCCGCGTAGTCCTCGCCGCGGCCTTCGCCCCAAACCGTGCGGGCGGCCGTCATGATGTCGGATTGGGTGAGAGGTTTCATTGGCCGTCGCCGTTGCGCATCTCATACTTCACCAGGCGATCAAGCTTGGAGTTCATTTGCTCGAGCTGGTGAACGAGGCGCTGTTCCACGTCCTTCAGATAGGTGACGCTTGCGTACTCCTTCGCCACCGCGAGCTTGTATTCGTTGAGATTGCTGGCGACCTTGTCGATTTGGGTCATGAGCCGCCAGCACCAGAGGCTCATGAAACCGAAGGCCGGTATGGCGATGAGCTGAACCCATTCCATCCAGGTCATGCCTCAGGGTCCTTCTCAGTACACTCTTTCATTCGCCACCCTTCACCGGCTGCAACCAAACAGGACATGCCCTGCGGCGTTGTCACAATGATGGACCAGGTTTTGCCATTGCCGTTGGTGAGAACTTCGACAAGACCGCCATTGTGCGTGACGCCCAGGGCGATAGGTGCCTCTTTGTATTTCTGAGACAGGAGTTCGATTACGGAATCGCGCTGGTCGCACTGCGGTTGGGCCGCCGCCAGATCGGGCCACAAAAAAACCGCCATGAAGGCGGCTGCGAAGAGGTGTTTCATGGAGGGGCCCCTAAGAAGCAAGCTGTCCAAGGACGATCACATGGACAGTGGTCGGATCGACGAGTGTGCCGGAGTTGTCCTTCGTGACTAGCGTGCAAGTCCCTGCGAGCCTTGTGAGCGTGGTGATCTCAGTAATGCTGCCGCTTCTGTAGGCGATCGGGATCACCGCATAGTTGGCGTTAGCGAAGGCGTTTGTGAAGGTCAGCGTGTAGTTCCCGACGGAATTGCGGGCGACCGAGTCAAGGTTTTGCGATCCCGATTCCAGCACACCGGTTGCGCCCGCGAAGACGCCCATTGCTTTTGGGTGAAGCGGATGATGGTGCTGATCGCCCGGTGTGACAAAGTTGCCCTTTGAGGTCGCCGCCTCCATGACCACCTTCTGGGCTGGCGCAAACATGCGCAGAGTGCGCCAATTCGCACCGTCGGAATAAACCCTGACCGCACCGCCCACGACGCCCTTTGGATCCGCTGTGCCCAGATCGGACCAAGTCAGCTTTATGCTGGCCTCATCGTCGATCGTCTGCCCGCCCGGCGCGGCGACCGTCGTGTTAACGGCGCCCGCGCGTTGCTGGAGGTCGCAATACCAGCCGTCGCCGGCCGTCACGGCGGACAGTAGCGTGAAAGTCTTGTTGGAGCCGTCCTGTCGGATGATCTTGCCCAGATCCCCGGCCGCCACGGTGTAGTCGTCGCTCTTGACGACCGTCGGGTGCTTAGGGGTCTCGACGCTGGCCACGGCCGCAACCGCCGCCGTCTCTGCCGCTTCCGCCGCGGCTTGTGCCGCTTCCGCCGCAGTCTGGGCGGCTTCTGCCGCAGTCTGGGCGGCTTGGGCGGCGGTGACTTTCGCATCCAGATCGCTGATGCCGGCGGCGAAGGCGATCGCCGTCGTGCCTATTGTGATCGGATCATCGGTCGAGATGTTCCACCAGGAGTTCGCGTTCGCGGTTCCGTCGGTCACCCTGATCAGCGTGCCCTTCCGAACATCCAAAGCCCCGTCGAAATCCTTGGCACGCTCCCAGCCGGTCGAACGGACGACGTAAATGCCGTTCTCGCTGCCGCTTGTCTGGTCCTTAACCAAGATCCGGTCGCCGTCCGCGAGTGAGACGCCGTCAATGGTCTGCAGGCCGGACAGCGTCACATTCGCGGTCGTGGCCGCTTGGCAGGGCGCTTTCACGGCAAGACTGGAGATCGACCCGTCCAGGCGGTCGACGGCGGTTGTCGTCATGGGCATTGACTCCGGGCGGCTTGTGCGCGCTATGCTGGCGCACAACAACTATGGGGAGGAACGCAAAATGAGATTTCTTGCCGTGCTAGTGGCGTTTGGCCTACTCGCCGGATGCGGCACGCCCTATCAGCCTCATGGATTTGGCGGTGGCTACAAAGAGCAGCAGATCACCAGCGACACTTTCTTAGTTCAGGTCCGCGGGAACGGTTATACCAGCGCGCAAACCGTGCATACCTATGCGATGCGCCGAGCGGCCGAGATCGCGCAGATCGAGGGCTACACATACTTTGCTGTCCTTGAGGAACGTCAGAGCGCCAAAGTCGGGCAGATCACAACGCCCGGCCAGTACCACGCTACGACATCATATATCGGCGGGACGGCTTACACGTCCGGCTTCTATACCCCGGGCTCCACAACGTCCTATGAGAAGCCGCGCACACAGATGACGATTAAGTTGCTGGCCAAAGCGCCTGTAGGAGAACCGGGAATATACGAAGCTGCGCAAGTGCTTCAGTACACAGCCAACGTCTTGGACTAGGCCGCGACGTTTGAAGGGTCCGGCCCGCGCTGTGGCGGGAAACCGCTGCCGGGCGGCTTCGGCTTGGGCATCTTTGCCGTGGGTCTTTATCAGCACGTTGGCGCTGCGGTCTATGTCGAGGGTCGATACCACTAGTACGGGCTTTAGGAGGTGAATATGAGATTCATTGTAGCGCTGATTGTACTGTCTATGCCAGCCGCCGCTGGGGCTGTAATCTTTACAGAGGCGGGGAGTTGGGAGCCCGTTTGCGTCTTTCTTGAGGACTATAAAGACGACATAACGAATTCAGTCGTGCAGGATTTAGTGCTCGCCAAGCAACAATGCATCGACGAAAAGAATGCCACAGGCGAGGTCAGATGGTGGGTTAGGCACGACCCTGAAAAGGGTATCTACTACACCCCAATGGTTGCCCGGAACCCCAGTTAACGCACCCCCTCGAAGAGCCGTGACCCGCCCCCGGTTGGGATGGCCGAGCTTGGCTTGATCAGGAAAGTCTGCGCGTTCTCTTTCTCGAGACGCTTTTCAAGGCGCCGCAGATATCCTGGGCTCATGGCTTCGCGCAGTTGGTACAGAACCAGATAATCCAACGCCGCCCGCGTGTAGAAGAGATTCGCGCCCGGTGCGTTGTTGATGAAGGTGCTCAATGCTGCCGCCGAGGGGTCGTCTCCGTCGCGTACCCGGCCATAGAGATCCACAATATCCGAAAATGCACCGGCTGTCGGGCCCGCCAAGGTGTCTAGGACACTGCCGCCGAAGCGGTTGCGGACTTCCCCGAACAGGAAGTCTCCATAGATGCCGGCGCCGCCGCCTTGCGCCATGGCGGCGAACCACGTCTTGAAGGAATTCGGGTCCCGCGGGGTTCTGCCCTTGGCCAAATCTTTCGCCGCGCCCGCCAAGTAACCGAAAACCGTCGTGCCGATGATGAGGTTCACCAAGCCGCGCATTTCACCGTTACCGCTTCTCAGCGCTTGCCCGAGGCTGTCGGCGCCACGGCCGTAAAGCTCGCGGCCAACGGACTTGGTCAGGACAGCGGTCGGAAAAGACTTGAATTGCGTGACGAAGCGCATGAGCTCGCCGTTCACGGTTCCCGGCCGGGTGCCCTGTCGAAGAATCGATTGGGTACGCGCGTCTGGTTGAATGACGGCAAACTCGACGCGATCGACGAAGTAGGACCGGAGTTGGCTCTCAATTTCCTCCTTAAGGCGCCGAACTTGCGGACCCGATCCCTTGAATCCCTTGCCTGTGAGATAGGCCTTGGCCGCCTCGTCGCCGATCTCGCGGGCTTGTTCCGGCACCATGAAGGCGGTTCCCTCTGCCCGCTTCACATCGGTTCGCCGCAACAGATCCCATTTGCCGCTATCCAGGCCGAAGGCTTCCAAGGAACGCTTAAGGTCGTCGTCCAGACTTGCCCAAGAGGCATTCCGGCGGGCAGCGAGCCGGCTAGACATGGCGTAGCCGACGGAGGCCCGCATCGCGTCGGTCCACCAGGTCAAGCCATTCCATTTGAAGAAGGTGCGCATCCATTTTGACATCGCCCCAGGCAGGTCGTCGTGCCCGGAGAAGCGATGCAGGACGGCGCCGCGCATCCCATCCATGGTGACGCCGATCATGCCAAGGATTTCTCGCTGTTGCCGGGTGCCGCGGCCCTTAGCAATTGCAGAAAGGGGAATCAGGTGAGACTCGAGAAAGCCGACGCCCTGGAACCGGAGTTCGCTGGCCGCGATCGGGATATCGGCGATGGCCGACAAGACTGCGCCCCCAAGTTTCGCCATGGATTGAATGGCCCGGATGATCGCGGCCCATTTGGAAAACATGACGTTGCCGGGGATGTTGACGGAGCCGTCGATCTCGTCGAAGCGGTTCTCCAGCCACGAGAGATCGTTTTGCAGATCGGCGGCCCTTTGCGGCGCGGCTCGCCGGGCATCCTTGAGCAGCGATTGAAAGAGATCGTCGAAATTCTGACGCGCGTTAGGGCCCCAGACCCGCATCAGGCCGGTGTTTTTTGCCGTGCGCTCAAGCCCGAAAAGAACGGCTTCCCGGAACGACCCGACTCCAAAGCGCTTATTGTAGGCGCTCCAGGCATTGGCATCCTTGAAATGCAGGAGCCGGTCGGCACTCATATCCCGCGCCACGTTGTTCGCGCCCTTGAAGGCATTCGGCGCGCCATCCGCGGGATTGGCGAAGTGAACGCCGGAGGCGAGTCCGTCATAGACGCTTCGGAGAAACTTCTCCGGCGTCGTGTCGCCGAGCAGATTATCGAACGTGCGCTCGTCCAACCTCTCCACAATGAAATCGCGCCACTCCTCGAAGGATACGGTGCGGATCTTGAAAGTATCGTGCGATTGCCGGGCAATGTACCCCGGCAACTTCTTGATCCAGGCACCGGACCTGTTGGCGTCGTGCCGTGCGATCTCCTGCCATTTGTGCACGGCCTCGCCGAGGGTCTGCGCGTTATTGGAAATGCCTTCGAAATTCGGCGCCTTGCGGTCGAGTTGCCAAAGGGCTCGCGCAATCTCGTCATCGAGTTCGCCCGAAACGAAGATGTTCCAGAGTCCGGACCTCTCGACGTCAGCGATGAAGCCTTGCGCATAGTGCCCAGCAAGCTGCCTTTGCTCGGCATCCGCCGAGAAGCGCGCGCCGGTGCGCTTGCGGTTGACGCCTGTCATGAGCGCTTCCAGCCCGAGTGCCGGAGCGTCGGGAAACTGCGTTCTTACGTAGTCGAGTGCTTCCAGCTTGCGCCGCAGATTGAGGGCCGCGTTGCGCTTGGCGATGATTGCGGCCGCAACCTTCTCGTCGGCTATCTCTCCTGCGGCATTGAGAAACGATTCCTCTGCGCTTTCATTGGCGCGTTCGCGGCGCCTGCGCTGCTGGCGGCGGCGCAACTCGGTGAAAAGGTCGTCCGCCTCATCGTCCGTCAATTCCCGTCCAACTGCCCGATTGATCTCGGCCAGGCACTTAGGCGTGGGCATCGTCTTCCTTGTTTCCGAAAGCAGCCGAGAGTTTGCGGGCGAGCCAGAGCCACAGGGCCGTACTTCCAGCAAGCGCCAGGACCGTCCCGATCATCGCAAGTTCAGCACTGACAGGAGCAATGACACCCATTATCCACATGACGCTCGGAACGGCGAGCGCGATGCACGCCAGCGAGGCAATCATCATGGCGGCAAAGCGCGCGTTATCGCCGGGCATCAGGCTGTCCTCAATTCGCAGATCGCGGCGGCACGGGCGGCCTTGCCGAGATCTTCGGCGTTTCGAATGCCTTCATCGGCTTCATTGAACAAGGATATCACCTCATCGTCGCTAAGTTCAAGTTGGCGTTGGAGTTCGGAAATCTGCTCCATCTCCTCATCCAGCATGGCCTGTGCGTCTTCTGGCTTGGCGGCCGGGGTCACTTCCGCCAGCCTTTCTTCGGCCAGATCGGCGCCGCGGAAATCGGGTAGCGTGAGACTGCGCGGGTCCGCCGCTTCCTTCACCGCCTGTTCGATCAACTGGCGTGCGTTTGGGACAGCTTCGACCTTCGGGGGCGGCGCGGCAAACCGCACGGATTCCGGCGCGGCTCTGAAGGACGCCAAATCCGCTTTCGTTGCATCGCTCACGATGGCGAATTCCCGTTCGCCAGCCTTGCCGACCGGGACAACATCCAGATCCGCGGCTTGGCCGGGACGCACGCGTTCAATGTGTTTCTTGGCAGAGCGTTCAGTCTTGAACGTCAAGACACTCCCATCGGGCTGTCGCAGGGGTTGCGCCTCAGTCCTCTCGCGCAGGATGATCTCATCACCTGCTTCTTCCAATTGCAGTTTGCGGCCATCCTTTTTGCGCTTCTCTTTCTGAACGAACTTCTCGGCCTTCTTTCGGTCCGTGAAGACAAGCGGTTCGTCCTTCCTGCCGAGAGCTGCGCGGCTGCTCGCTGGCGCAGCGCCCGCGGCCGCAGGAACGATCTCCTCCTGTCCAGGCAGCCGCAACGGCGTGTCTTGGGGCGCGAACCGTTCGGCAAAGCCCCCCCGTGAAACGGCTGTGGATCCGAACAGATCGCCGCGCACACTGTCGTCAAGAAGCAGGACGCGCTCCGGCGTCGCGACCTTTCGGCCTTCGACGACCTCGGCAATGGCAGATCTGAGAGAGGCTTCCCGAGCGCGCTGTGACGACGCCCTCAATCTGTCACCGATCTTGCCTGCAACCGCGTGTAAACCGCCGCCCAGAGCTGTCCCGAACGCAATGTTCAGCAGGCTGTGTGTCAGATCGTAATCAGCCTGCTCGCGTCTTGCCTGCCCGAGCACGAACGGCTCGACGGCCACGGCGCCAACCGCGCCTTCGGCGCCGCCACGGATCACGCGCGCGGTGGTCCGGCCAAACCTCTCTGTGAGCCTCGCAAATCTTGCTTCCCGCACGACAGGAATGAAAGCTGAGGCAACGTTGAGGGGGTCGGTTGCGGTGACCAGCAGCTCTATCCCGATGGATGCAGCGCCTGGCCCAAACCCGCTCGGCGCGCGTTGGAACACAGATTGCCGGGCGACCTCAAGCTCCTTGCGACGAGCCAAGAGTCCGGCCTCGCCCTCGAAGACAGGCTCATTGAAGGTGAGTCCCAGGTGCCCGAAACGCTTGTTGGCCTCCTCGGGGTGAAGCTTGCGCGAAGGCTCCCGCGTCGGGTCCGGGAACTGGCCCTCGAAGAAGCCTTCGCCGATCTCGCCGCGCTCGCGGGCCTGCTCGCCCGCCCGGCCAACCGACGGCAGGGGGTTTCTCGTGAAGGCCTCCGAGGCCGTCGTTCCGAGGTAGTCGGCGAGCGGCGCCTCGTAGTTCTCCAGAAAGATGCCCTGAGGCCGGCTGCGGAGCGGGTCGGTGAAAATCACGCGCCGCCGCCCTCGGGGAATTCCAACTCGGCTTCAGGGATGCCCATGTCTTCGAAGAGGATCTCGATGGGCTCCGGCCGCTGCTCGATCTTGACGCTTTCGCTGCGCTCGCGGGCCGCAGCTTCCGCCGCCTCTACCGTATCAAAAAAGTTGAGCCGGCGGCCGGTCTCGGGATCGCGGAAGCCGGCGGCCTGTACGCGCTGGAACGCATCGTCCTCGGAAATTTGCTCGCCCCCAAAGACAGTGGGGAAGTTCACGAATTGATCATCGACTTCGCGCGTTGCGCTACGCTCGGAAAAACGGTTGCCCTCTTCATCTCGAAAGATCCGTCGCCCGGCGTCCGTGAATTCAACGGTTCGCGACACATGAAACCCCTGCTCGTCGAACAGTATCAACCCTGTCTCATCGCGGTTGATCAGCCAGTAGCCTTTATCCTGTATGGCCCGGACGTATTGTTCCTTCGCCTGTTCGCTGTTTAGGCGGCTATCGAGCGACTCTGGCGTTTCAATGTCCAGCTTAGGCAAGTCGCTGCGCAGAAAAGTCTCGGTCGAGGCACGGACCGTACCTGGGTCGAATTCGATAGGCACCCGGTAAGTGCCTTCGAAATGGTAGTGATCGCCGATAACGTCGTTATAGGCGCGCTTTGCCGCCTCGCTGGCCGTTGCGCCCTGCTGCTTGTAGAGGAGCGCAAGGTCCATCGTAGCGTCGCGATACTGATTTTGGGTCGTCGCGCCGCCCGGGACCTGAGCCATCGTCGCATTGAATTCGATCATTTCCGTGACCAGCGCTGTTTCGACATCGCCCGCGACATCGTCGCCCACGGCCTCCTTCAGTGCTTTGGTTCCGGCGGCTTGCGCCTCGGCCAACAAACCGCGCGCTCTGACTTGTCCGGGTCGTGTCATGCCTGCCATCACCAGAATGCCGCCGGGCAGGCCAGCATCGACCAATTCGCCGTAGACCCGCGGCCATAAGGTTCCGTATTGATCGGCCAACCCCTGTACCGCTTGCGCTTGGCTTTGCCCTTCCTGTGGCGCGGTAATCTGGCCAACAATGGCGTTGGCTTGAACATTGCTCAGCATACGGCGCTCGAACACCGCCAGCCCAATCGCTTCCTGAGCCGCAAGGCTCGCAGAAATCGCTTCCGGCAACAGTGACGGATCCTGCTCGGCCGCCTCGAGCGCTTCCGCGACTTCGGGCATGGCCGATACGTAGCCCGCAGGGTCGTCGGCGCGCTGCTTGAAGAGCCGCGCGGTCTCCCGCGATACGGCCTCGAAAATCTTTTGCTGGTCCGCGAACCCAGCGCTGCCGGGCCGGGGCCGGATCTCCTCCAGTTGCGCCGCCGCGTCCTCGGGCGTCGAGAACTTCACCAGTTCGATAGTGTCGTGCGCTTGGCGCGCCCGCCCGATGCTCGTCAGATAGGCGTCGAACTCCTCCGGCTCCAGGACGGCCGCCGCCCGGTTGCGAAGCCCTTCGATGCCGACGCCCGTCGCGGTGAGGCTCGCGATCTCGTCCTCGATCAGCCCCTTGACGCGGTTGCGCTCGATCTTGGTGCCGCGGTCGCCCTCGTCGATCTTCCGTTGCGCGGCGGCCATCAGGCTGGCCTTGTTGCCGGGATTGATGAAGGCATCGAATGTGCCGGCCTTGAGGTTGGCTAGCGCCCTTTGCGGATTTTCCTCGATGGCCCCTTGCACGGCCGAGAGCGCGAGACCTTGGTCTGCGGCCTCGGAGAGTTTCTCGCGCGCTGTCGCCGGAAGGCCGCTGGCGGAGATACGCCCCGCAAGCTCGCGCCTGCGCTCGCCGAACTGCAGCGGGTTGGTCAACAGCGCGTTGCGGTGGATCTCGATCTGGTCGTTCAGTTGTTCGGTGATCGCGGCGTTGCGTTGCGTCAGGTACGCCGTGCCGAACGACGCACGCTTTTCCGCGGCCTCCAGGTCCGTCAGGTAACGGCGCTCTTTGGCGTCTTCGATGGCGTCGCGGGTGGACTCCAGCAGTTCTATGCGGGTCGCGTCGTCCTCGGCTAGCGAGATAAGTTCGGTGTTTCTGGATACCAAATCTTCAAGTCCGGCGCGCCCGATGTCCTTCTCGCGCTTGAAGGCCATGTCGCCGACAGTCTCGAGCTTCGCCGCAATATCATTGTCGATTTCGAGTTGAAAGTTCTTCCGGGTGATGTTGCTCGAGAGCCCTGCGGCCAGGCGGTCGCGGACCTTGCCCATGCGCTCTTCGTAACGAGTCTGATATGTGGCGAAATCCGGGTCGCCGTCGAGGTCGCGGCGCGTCTCGATCTCCGCCTTCAGATATTGACTCTTGGCATCGGCGCTCTCGACGGTATCCCGGCGCTGCTGTATCGCCTCGCCGACGTCCGAGACGCTGCGCCCAAAATGAGAAACGGACTCTGCAACAGCCGCCTGCCCTTGCTCGGCAATGCCCCCGCGCACGCCGACGGTGCCGCGCACGGGACGCGGCACACGGCGGCCGAGATCGGCGCTCTGAGGCAGGCGCGCCACTAGCCGAACTTCTCCAGCAATGTAGACGCGTCGCTCAATACCGTGCCGACGGCACCAACGGTCGCCGCGGCCTGTTTCGATCGACCTGCCGCCCTTGCCGATGCCCCTTCAAACCGCCTGACCCTGGCGCCGGTCTCAAGCGTTCGCGCGCGTTCCTCGCCCTCGAACATGGCCGCCAGCGCGTTGAGTTCGGCTTCGCTCTCGATATCGGCGATCGTGTTAACGACGCCGGGGTCCGACGCACCGCCGCCCGAAGCTGCAGCTACGGCCAGCGCCCTAGAGGCCGCCAACCGGCCCTTCCGTTGCTCCTTTTCGCTTTCACGCTGCGAGGCCGCCCGTTCCTGACCCGCCTGCTGAAGCATCTGTTTTTCTTCGAATTTCGCGGCGGCATCTTGCGACTCGCCGGCGCGTCGCGCAGCATCACCGGATGCAAGCCCGCCACCCGCGCTCAGGACCGTTCCGGCGACGAGTGTAGCTGTCACTGGATCGGACATTCGTACACCTCGCCATCAACGGTCGTATCGAGATAGACAAAGCCGAGCTGCTTAAGCAGGCGGGCAGAATTGCGCTCGCGCTTGTTCGCCACTGCCTGTATCGGCCAGCCCTTACGTTTGACGTCTTGCAGGAATCGCCAGGCGGTTTTGTAGATGAACCACTTGTAGGGGCGGAGCTCGTCCCGGATTTCCGAAAACGCGAGCAGTTGCCCGCCATCATAGGACACGCCCAGAACCCCCACCGGCTTGCCATCAAGGAACGCCATGATCGCTTTCACGCTCTGCGGGCTGGAATGCCCCCAGAAGGCTCTGAGAGCCTCGCTGGTAGCCGGTCGGATTTCAGGCTCAACCATGCGTCTCGATCTCGAAGCCTACGGAGAGCACCGTCACGGGCCGAGGGGCCGCTGCCTGAAGACAAATCCGGGAGTCCGTGTCCCAATCGCCCGGGAACTCGATCATGTATTCGTCATAGGCTTCCCAGATGTGGTCGGGATCGACTTCAGCGCCGTCCTCGAAAATCGGCATGGGGTCCAGGTTTCCGAAGTCGGGTCCGAATTTGAGGCCTTGCGCGTGTGTGTCCGCGAGAACTAGTCCCAACTCCGAGATCGTCTTGGGCTGATTGAGCGCCGTGCCGCCGCCGGCCGCATAGGCGAGTTTTGTCGACTTGAAAGGCGCGCTATAGGCGAGGCCGACGACGACTTTGGAAGCCGCTTCGCTGAGCGTGATCTTCCCGGAGGTGACGACCTGCGTGCCTTTATCCTTGCCGTCCGCCCAGATCACGACCGTCTTGCCTTCCAGGTGTGGGACCGGGATCTCTGTCGTCGCGGCCCCGTCATAGACGATGTGAGAGTCCGCCAGCTTGCAGATATCCGCCCCTCTGCATTCGTCTTCGCGCGCCCATCGCTCCAGGAATCGCACGCTCTGAGCGTCGACCGTGCGTCTAACCTGATAATAGACTTGATCCTCGATCGTGCCCGGCAGGACCACGACGTCCTCGACTTCCCCGTCCGTCTCGACGTCGACCCAGCAAATCACGTTCTCGGTTGGGTCGAAGATCAGGACCGCGACCGTGCCGTCCGAGCGTACACAGTGAATGCGCGTATCGGGCTGGCGTTGCACCGCCATGGTTACAATTCCGGGCTCTCCAATCTCCGGGACCAGTTGAGTTCGATCCGCGCTGCCGTAGGAAAAGCTGTCGACGTTGTACTGCAGTTCGTAGACTCGGGTGCCGCCGCGCTGCACGAAAATCCCATGGTTGTCGACCGGCACCGCCAGGACGTTCGCCGAGCCCTGTCGCGACGCAGGTTTAATGTTGAAGTTCGAGGGCGAAAGCGGTTCCTGGAAAGAGTTGGAGCGCGCGACCTGTTCCGCGCCTTCCGTCCCCGCGACAAGCTGAAGCAGCGGCAGAACCCAATTGACGACATCGGAAGGGCCGGACCCGATCGAGCGGTCTATCGGTCCGCTGTCGCCTTCCACATCGGGATCGAAGCTCTCGAAGGCATCGGAGACCGATCCCCACCATTTGCTCAGGCCCAGCCACCAGAGGCGCCCCTCGTAAATGGCACCCGTTGTCGGGTAGCCGCGCCGTTCCGACCAAGCGCCCTCGAACCAGACCGTCGAGGGGTCGGTGTTGCCGAAGTTCTTCAGGACCGAGACCGAGGCATTGAGTTCGTCGGCGACGGCTGTCACCAGGCCGACGCCTGTGATCGAGCCGGAGGAATAGAGAAGGCTGAGTTCTGCCGTGCCGGAGGTGTGGTCGCCGCTGCCCATGCCGATGCGGTAGAAGGCGATCTCGTTGTCCAAGCCGTCGTTGTAGGTTTCAGTTGCGTTGCCGGTATAGTCCTGCACGTTGGCCCAGTTGCCGGGTTCCGCCAAAGACCGCTGCAGGCGAACTGTGCCGGCCCAGGTGCCTGCGCGCGTGACCGTCACGTCGCGCGTGGTTCCGACACCCGTCACCCGGATCGGATCGGACCACTGATCGTCGGCCGTCACGTCGGCCTCGACCTTCTGACCGACGGAGTCGACCCGGAAGAGCGCGCCCACATGATCGGCCCGGAATACCGGTTTGGAAGCAACCAGGGTGACATCGCCGGACAGCGCGCCCGGTGTGAGCGTTGTCTTCGACGTGTTCTGCAGGCGATAAGGCCCGTCTTCCGGCACGTACTCCACCAAGGACCAGGAGCGGCCCAAGGCCCTGCGCTCGATACGGCGCGGCCGGTGCCCTTGACAGGCGACAAAGATGACGTCCTCGGACTGGTCCCAACGCAGCAAGCTCAGGTCGTCTTCCGGCCAGGGCGCCGGCAGAATGACTTCGCCCGCAAGCTCGATCGACGCATGGTCAACCAACGCCTCGCGCTCGTTCCGGTTCGACAGCAAGACGTCGAAACTGCCTGACGGCGTGAAGGCGAGCGAATGCACGCCCGTCTTGAGTTCAGTGGTCGCGATCAGGTCGGAACCGCCGCCCGAAGGCGTCACGCTAAGCTCGATCGGCCCGCGGGCAATCTCGATCCGCAAGGCATGCTCTTTGTCGCGGTCAGCGACAGCCACGGTGACGGTTTGCTGGCGCTGTGCGGCATCGGAACCGGTTCCGACCAGCGAGAGATAACCGCCCGTCTTCCATGAGGAGGCCGCCGCTCCCTCGTCCGTATCGCTCCAGCTTGCGAGGTCCGTATCGAAATCTTCATTGCTGAGCGAAGACCCGACCGCACCGCGCGTGACCGGTGCCTCATCGACGATCGGCCGCAGCGCGGCGGCGCTTATTTCCATTACCGCCGTGATGCTGGTTCGCTTCACGAAGGGGATATGCTTGGCCTTCTTGTCGTTGAGGCTTTGCAGAACCCAGCCGAGCCCAGGGCGCAACATCATCGAACCGAGCGTGCGCGGCATCCAATTGGTTTGGATTTCCGAGGACAAGGCCACCCGGTTGATATCGACCCGCGAGAGCGCGAGCCTTGAAATCCGCCCGCGGTTAAAGGCGAGTAGAACGGGGCGGGTTTTGGGCATTTTACCCGATCAGGCGATGCCGTGAGCCGCCGTCGCGACGCGTGAACGCCCTTCTGCCCAGTCGCGCTAGGCCCCAGCTTCCAGTTGGGGGAAACTGTGCCGGTTGCTCCATCGCGTCCTTCGAGAGCGCGTCGTTCTTAAGCGCCCGCACGTCCTTTTGCAGTTCCTCGTATTTCGCCGTGCTGTTCTTGATTTTGGGGTGGATCTGCAACGCGAAATAGCCGCCCACGTATTCGAAGAACGATTGCGGCCATTTGGAAAAGTCGAAACCATAGGCGGCATCGTCGGAGACGTACTTGACGTAAATCGTCTCAATGGACGTGAACCAGAACCCGCCCTCTTCCTCGTAGTCGACGAGAGGCGAGCGCAGAAACTCATCGATCCAGATGCCGGCTGTCTTAACGAAATCGTCAGGCTTCTGAAAGGCCCTCTGATGCCCGAAGTCTGGCGTCACCGACGGATCGAAGGTCAGTTGGCGCGTGCGCAAGGCGAACTGCCAAAGACCTTCTTCCAGACACCGCTTGACGCCGCCGCTGTCCCACACGTCGTCCAGCAGGCGGCGCGGCTCCCGCTCTTCGGTGAGCGTCACCTTGCGGGAACCGGCCCGCCGCAGGGCTTCGGTGTAGATAGCCTGTCGGTCTATGGTCATCTAGGCCGCCAGCGCCTTCAGGTGATCGCGCAGATAGGCTTGGGCGGCTTCCTTGCCGTCGAGGTTGTCCTTTAGGACCGACCCGTCGCTACGTCGTAGTATTCGATACTTGCCGAAGGCCAGATGCTTGATTTCGTATTGGGCCGGCTCGAGAGACTCGACCGGCACCACATTCTCGATGTCCTTCTTCCAAAGCTCTGACACCTGAATGAAGTTGCGCCCGACGCTCGTGACCAGCAACTCGGCATAGAACCGCCCCTGCTCGTCACGCACCTCTATGCGGTTCCAGGGTTTAACGCCCTTGCTGGCCATATGCGCCCAGTAGGACGGCTCCAAGAGCATCTCGTACTCGTCGCCTTCCGGCACCAGATAGTCCCACTCCACGCGGACGTATTCGGCGAGTTCCAGGCGCCCGGGTTGGGCGAAGTGAGCCTTGGGCTTTGCCGCTTTTGCCATCGCTTTTCCTCTCATCGTAAGAAGGGCGGCCCCGCGAAGGGGCCGCCCGGAAAACGGACCGAGGTCGGATCAGTCCGTATCGGTTGAGCCAAGAGCGACGCCGTCGGAGAGATCCGCCGAGCCGTTGGCGTTGATTGCCGACACGACATGCGCCGTAGCCGTTACAGGCGAGGCGTCTGTATCGACGACCCGGATGTAATCGCCGACCTGCATGCCGAGGTCCTTGGCATTGGTGATGTACCCGTCGGCGTCCACCGCTGTCGCGGCATCCGTCGAGCGGTACTCCCAGCAGCGCGGCCCGGCAATGGGCTGCCCAACCAGGACCGGAGGATTCGAAGTAGAATAGGCCATGTTCGCTCCTCCCTATCAGGCCGCCGCAAACGCCGAGCCATCGTGGTTCATCACCACAAGGCCGGAGTTCTGCAGCAGTTTTGAGCCCATGAACTGAGTGACACGCGACCAGGAGTAATCCTGCTCGCCGTCGTAACCGACGTTCGTGTCAACCGAGTCCTTGTTGACCGCATGGCCGATCGCGTTTCGGTGATACATGAAACACTTCTCGGCGGCCGTTCCGACGCCCGGCAACTCCGGGTGAACGATCCAACGGACGTTCAGCCAGATGATGATCTTGGGCATGTCGGACCACGCTTCCGGCGTGCCCTTGATGGGCTTGCCGTCCACGTATTCGGCGGAACTGAACTCTTTCGTCTGAAGCAGGTAGGCTTCGAACGCAGGGGTGATCAGCGCGGTCACGTTGCCATCCCACGGCACCTTGTTGACGCCGAGAATGGTTTTAGCGTGCAACGCCATGGACAGCGACGCCGTAGTCGCCGCACCGGTATTGACCGTTCCGGTGTTCAGCTCGGTGATGATGTCCTGGTCGATCTTGCGGTTGACGACACCCATGGTCGTCGCCTGCATGATCTGGCGTTGGTTGCCCTGGCTCGCAAAGACGTTAAAGCCGGTCTTGCGGGCCAGATCGTGCCATTCCTGCAAAGTTGCAGTGAATTGCTGGTTGTTGTCCGCGCGGGCCGGGATCAAACCGTTGAGCCCGCGGGTCTTCGCTTCAGCGCCACCGCTGTCTGCGACCAGGAAAACGGCCTGGTTGCCCTTGATCACGGCTTCCGTGGTTACGGAATCGCGCACCAGGGACTGGCGCTGCTCAAAACCGTGGATGTACTCCTTACGGTATTGAACTTGAAAGGCGCTTTCCGCCATCTCAATCTCCTCTCATGAGGTTGAGGGGGCTGCGCGCTCTGGGTTGTCCGACGCGGGACGCCTGCTTGCGGGTTGCCGGGAGCGCATGCGTCTCACGGGCCGCGAGGTGAAGTCGCCGGTGCCTTGCTTGCAGGAAATGGGCGATTGCCCGGTGGAAAAGGCGGCGCCGTTGCCGGGTTGACCGCCAAGAAAGTTAAGCGGCTTGCGCGTCTAGGCGCTGCTTCGCTTCGATCAGTTCGCGATAACGGGCTTGGTTGGCCTCTGCCTTCGGGCCCTTCCAGTACTCTGAGGTCTTGTCGCCCATCATCGCTTCCAATTGGCTCAGTTCGTCTGCGATCTGCACGGCGGGGTCGCCCTTGCCGGAGACAGTACGGATCAACGGATTGACCTGGCGCATCTGGTCGACCCACCACTCGACAATGACGGGATCGCTGAAGAGCGGACGCCTGTCCGGCAGCCGGGCTGACTGAATCGCCGTCGCTTGCTCTTCCGGCATTGTCTGCAGCCACGCCTTTAGGTCGGTCATGTTGCGGCGATAGTCGTCGCCGTACTTCGGTCGCAGCGCGTCTTCGGTCTCTTCCTGGTATTCCGCGTCCTTCTCTTTTTGCGCGGCGGCCTGCTCTTCGAGGTCCCGGTAACGCCAGGCGATCGCTTGCTGCACGAACTGTTTGGGCGCATTGATCTCATGAGCAAAGGCCGTGAAGCTCTCGACGCGTTCCTTGTCGTCGTCGCCAATCACCAGGCCGTCCGGCAACTCTTCCAGGTAGCCCTTCGCATCCGCCGGCACGCCATTCGCTTCCCGCCAGGCTGCCTTTTCTTCATCCGTGCCCTTTTCCGGGAACTCTTGCTTCTCTGCCTTGGAGACCTTTTGTTCGGCTGACAGGGCAAATTGCAGAATCTTGGAAGGATCGCTGAAGCGGTCGAGGCGCTTGCGCAGCTTCTTGTCGTCGCCGGCCATTTTGTCCCGCCAGTCGTCGGGCCAGTCGGCCGGCGCCTTCGCCTTACCCTTGTCGTCATCGCCGTCGTCGCTCAGTGCGGTTCGGGCTTCATCCGACATGGAACCCGGTGGCGTGGCGCCCTCTTTGCCGTCCTTGCTTGCGGCACCCTTGTCGTCACCTTGGGGCTTTTGAGCCGCCTGATCGTCGCCCTTCTGACCGGTGTTGGTGGCCGTCTGGCTCTGAGTCTGTGTCGTCTGATCATCGCCGGTCTTGGTAGCGTCGTCAGCCGTTCCTTGGGTCGCTGTCGCGTCGTCCGCCATGGTTTTTCCCCAGTTCTGCTAAGTTCAGTTTGCAAAGTTTGACGAGTTGCAGTCCGACCCAACGCTTGCCTTCTGCAAAATCAGTCGCGCGATCGCCGGGTGCGTCCTTGGTGTCGGGCCGGAAGCTCAGGTCGTAGGTCGCGCAGAGATCGTCGACGATGAATTGCATCGCGCGGGTTTGTTGGTGCGGATCCGCCTTGCCTTCGATGCAGGCTTGGATGGCATAGGCGTCCGCCGGGTCCCAATTCGGGGGCTCCCAGGGATTCACCTTCTTTTTCTTCAGAGGCTCCTGGACCGGTATGGTTTGCTTCTTGCGGCCGAGCATGGATCACGCGGCTTGCTGCGGCGCGAGGGCCTGTTGCGCTTCTCCGGCCGCCTTGCCGACTTCGGCCGCCTGCTGAAGTTGCGCGAGCGCCTCCTGCCCCTGCTGTCGCTGTGCTTCTTCGGCGAGAATTTCGTCAACAGCGTCCTTGCTGCGCATCCAATTGGCAGGGGTGCCGATACCTTCCAGCGCCTCTCTGAGCGCCGTGCGCGCGTCAAGGATGGTCGCAGAGGCCGGCGAAAGCTCCGCTGCTTCGCGCAACATCTGCTTGGCCTCCAGGAAGTGCTGGCCTTTCTGGCGCTCGATGGCTTGGTGTAGGGGTGACTCGAAGCGGAACTGGAGGGTCTTGGTCCTGATTGCTTCACGAATCACAGGCGGCATTTCGGCTTCCGGCCCAAAAGCGCCGCCGTGGAACAGGGTATCGAACGTGTTCTCGCAAAGGTCCGCGTTGTAATCGAGCTCCATCGGCTCGAAGAGCGGCAGAGCGTTTCGGATGAACTCCTGAATGCGCTGCCCGACCTCGAAGGCGGTCATATCCTTTTCGGGTGGCGGCAGGTTCAGCTTGTTGAGAAAGAAAGCTTCCGCGATCATCTCGCGGGTCTCGCGCGCCAACTCCAGGCCGAGCGCTGCGCCCGTGAAATCCTGGTTGATCGGCCGCAGAGCCTCGCCCAACTTCTCGTCGTACTCCTGGTCGACCCAGGTGATGCCGCCGGAGAAAAGCTGAATGTCGCTGCGCACGACGTTCTTGGTGGCCACCATAGGCGGCGTGGTCGACTTCTCGCCCGCATCCAACAAGGAAAGCGTCATCGCCTGGATCAGCCGCGCGTCGGGCAGGGCGGCGACGACAGCCGGCGAATAGGCGTACTGGGAACCCGAGACCGTCTGCCAGCGGGGAATAGTGTAGATCCGGTTGGTCGCGCCGCTCTCCTCGATGATGTGCTGATTGTCGACGTCGACGTAGATCGAGACGAAATCCGTGTTCCGGCGCCTGGCACCTTCCACCAAGTCGTAGGCATCCGAGGGCATGACGATGTGCCGCACGTTGAAGCGCTGATAGGCGTCTTGTTCGAGAGCCTCCACGACTTTCTCATGCAACCGCGCCTTGCCGAAGTCGCGGGCCAGATCGAGCGCCGTCGGCTTCCAGCGGCGGTGGATCTCGTCATAAATGGACTCCGCGTTCTCGCGCCAGGCCACATCGCGCAAGTGCCAATCGCGGTAGAGCAGGGATGTCCCGGCGCGGTTCAACTCCGTCGAGATACAGGCCTGCCCGAAGGTGGCGTAATCGTGGTCCGCTTCCTTGGTCGCGCGCGTGAAGTTGGCTTTCCGCTCGTACATGGCCCGTCGCTGGACTTTCGTCTTGGCTTCCAGCCAGCGCTTGGCCGCGTTGTCTTCCCGGTCCTCTCGGAAGAGGCCCATGAAAAACCACTCCGTCTCGCGCGGCCGCAACATGCCGGAGAAGGCGTTGCCGAGGTCGCGGCGCGCGATGATCGGAAAGGATGTCGTCAGGTGATCCGCGAATTCCGCGCCCAGGTTCCGCGAGACGGTGAAATCCGCGCGCTCCACGTAGAAGTTGTCCGCCACCTCCTGAAAGAAGGACATGAGCGTCTGGCGTTCGCCAAAGAGCTTGTCTCCTGCCTCTATGAGATCCTTGGCCTGACCCATCAGCCACCGAGCTTCTGGTCGTCGTCCGACAGCACGGTCGAGACGCGGCCCGAACGGCGACTCTGCTCGGCGATGGACTGGTTGCGGCGCTTGCGGATGGCCTCGTCGTCTTCGTCCGGCATGGGCGCTGGGGGCGCCACTTTCTTCGGAGGCTTAGGTGCATCCGGCACGCCGAGCACGGTGCTAACTACCTTTCCGACGGCTTCCGTCGCTTTGCCCATGAACTACCTCCCGCGCCGTAGATGCCGGCGCTTGGATTGGTGGCTGAGGACCACCTGCGGCGCGCCGATGTTCCGGGCGCCGTGATCCCGCCATGCCATACCTTCGGTGATGGCCCGCTCGCCCTCGGACCAAGCCATCACCACGGCATCGCCCTTGTCCGGCGAGCGTCCCAGATCCGCGATCAGCTTTTCCTTCGACTCGACCTTGATTCCCCGGGAACCGACTTCGAAATGCGGGGCAGTCAGGTCCGCGACCAACCCCGGATCGTCGGGAAGGGCAATCGGGGAGCCGCCGTCCTGAGAGGGGTCGAGGGCTTCGCGAAAGCGGTACCAGACCTCGGACCGCTTGTTGTAAAAGCCGAGCTTTCCTTCGCGTGTGCGCGCGGTCGAACCTTCCGCGCCCTTATGGGAAATCGGCTCGATACCGTTATCCCGGAGCGTGGTGTAGGGGACGCCGCCGTAGCCGCCACCCATGTCAATCACAATCTTGCAGTTGTCGCGTCTGTGCGTGACGACCAATCCCGCGATTTCGGTGCCCAGCGGCGTCTTGTGTCCGGGTACCACGACCAATGGGGCGAACCAGCCGTCATAGCGCGGCGCCAGAACGTTGTTGTCTTCGCCTCCACCGGCAACGTCGACACCCATCGCGCACATCGGCACACCTTGCGGCGGTGAGGCGCGCCAGCGTTGCTGTGCCTCTTGGACCCAGCGCGTCGGGATAAGCTGGAACGCATCGTCTTTCAGGCCGACGTCGAATTTGCCCTCGCGATAGGCGTCGCGCAGTTCCTCCGGCAGGGCCGCCAGCACGGAATCGTAGTTGGTCGCGGCCAGATCCGGGTTGTCCGACAGTTTCGCCCGGATGAAGGTCCGCGAACGCGCCCGGACCGGCTCGCCCTTCAGCGGGTGCGGTCCCGGCCCGTCGACTTCGGTCGAAACGCCGTCGTCGTCTGTCAGGAACCAGCGCAGATCGCCGGGCTTGGCCGGGTTCGGGTGGTTGGGATGCAGCCACGGCCCCCAGTATTCCAGCACCCAGAGGCCTTCGGGCTTCGTCGGCGGATTGCCGGCCGCCACCACGCGGCAGCGCTGTTCGGGATCGGCCGAGCGGTTCCAGATCGTGATGAAGAGATACTGCGTCTTCGTGAAGTCGCTGACCTCATCGAAGCCGATCAGATCGTGCGGCTTGCCCTTGTACTTCTGTTTGTCGTCTTCGAACTGGCAGCCGCCGATGTCGACGATTTTTCCGCCGGGCAGGCGCCAGGTGTTCTTCTGGCTGTTCCATCCCACACGACTGCCCATGATCTCTTCGAAGCGGTCGACCAGCGCTGCGGCTTCCGGGTTCGTGCGCCGCAAGAGGAGGCTGCGCTGATGCTGGGTGAGCGACAGGCCGGCCAGCAGGTCCGATTTCCCGCCGCCGGCCTGACCGCCGTAGAAGAGTTCGTCCGCCTGGCAGTAGTAGGCTTCCGTCTGCGGCCCCGGGTTCGGCACCCAGGGCAGGCCTTCCGTCGCTTCCAGCGCCTCCTTGGCGAGGACCTGTCGCTGTTCGGGCGCAAGCTGACCGACCTGTTCGATCAACTCTTGAAGCAGGCTCAAGACTTAGGCGGCGTTCGCGAAGGCCGCAGTCATGACGATCCGCCCGTTCGGCAGGCGCACACCCAGGGCGACGCTTTCCGTTCCGGTATCCGTCCAGGTCAGGTCAATATCGCCGTCGACTTCCGAGGTGACGAGGAACAGCTTTTTGGCGACGAGCGCCAGCAGCGCGCCGTCCGTGCCTATCTCGATGCCGGTGGAGCCGCCCGTGGTCGCGAAGGCGGTCTTCGCGGCATTGGCAAAGACGATGATCTCGACCGTTTCCACGTAGTCGATGTCGTCGCCGTTGGAATCCGTGAGCTGGATCGTAATGGCGCGGACGTTGGTGACTTCCGCGCCCACCGTGATCGAAGCGTCGACGCAGGGGCGGCTGATCTCGATCCCGTTCGACTGCAGTTCGTTCTTTTCTCCGATGCCGCAACGGCGGCCGTGCAATGAGGTGACGACTGACATAGCGAATTCTCCTGGTTTTGCTGTTGCTGGTTGCTGGGGCGGAGCGCCCTTCGTGTTGGGGCCTGAGGATTGCTTGGCCCGGAGTAGGAAGCTGGGCTTACGGAATGACGTCTCCGCGCGCCCAGTTAACGTAAGTCGGATTGCCGCGGATCGTGTCCATCAGTTCGATAAAATCCGCCGCGCCGTCGGGGCCTCTGTCCTGCGGCATGAAAAGCCGCATCTTGAGGCGGTTGATGCCCGTGTTCATGCACTGCGCGAAGGTCATCTGCCCGTTGTTCTGCAGCACGTAGCTTTGCCACTGCAGGGAGCAGTCGTTCGGGCCCTTGCCGTCGTCGAGGATGTCGTAATAGCCGAATTCCTGCTGCCCGCCCTGCAGGTCCGGCGTGCCCGTCGCGAAACCCACCTGGTGGGCGTGGTCGTAGATCTCGCGAATACCGTTTTGATCGCCCGCCACGAAATTGGTCCAAAAGCCCAGGTGCAATGAGGTTGCGTTGCCGACGGTCTCATCCATCAGGCGCTTGGCTTGCGTGTTGAAGTCAGCAAAATCGTAGGTGGGGTCGTTCGTGGGCGCCTGGGTCAGCGAGGACTCCTGCGCCATGATGATCTTGATATTGGGATGGTCGTTATAGGTGGCGATCAGGTGGTTCAGCATGCGGATGTACTTCGTCATCACCGCCGCGTCGTGCATGCGCGTGATGTAGTACTTGCCGCCCGGCGACCCGTTGAAGTTCAAGTCGTAGAAATAAAGCCCGCCGGCCCCGGAACTTCCGCCGTAGGTTACGTGATCCGAGACGATGTAGCCGGGCGGTCCCGCCGTGTTGGGATTTTCCGCACCCTGCGGCTTGAAGCTGCGCCAGCGGACGTGCAGGCCGATCTTGATATCGTCGCCGAAATTGGACTTAGCGTCCGCGACCAGATCGGTGATCATCTGATCGTTGAAGACGTTGTCCGCCGTCTCGTAGAGATACCACGTCAGCGGGAAGACGATCCCCTTGATGATTGTGGGATCTTTGGCCTGCTCGGCGGCCACGGTGTCGCGGAACTGCTGGTCCAGGGCCGTCGGGGAAAGCCCGTCCACATTGGCGTTCGCATAGGGCCAAACGCCCTGCATCTGCGCGCGCGTCAGCTTTCCGCTTGAGCCGGGGTCTTCCGACTCCCCGACATTGACGACGGAGCCTTGCTGAATGTAGGCGCCGCCCGTGCCGCGGTTGTTGCCCTGGTTCCACTCCGCTTTCGGGCCCTGAATGAAGACGTCAGGCGGCGAACCGCTGAAGGGATCCGCGCCGTTGGTCCCCATCTGCACCGCCCCGGAGTTGTAGAACTTGACGAGGTTGGCGATATCCGAGAGGTCCAGGTAGGCGGCCGTCTTGATCAAAAGCTGGTCCAACTCGCCGCGATAGAGCGCCGCCGAGGCGCCGGCCCCCGGTGTCGTCGAGGCGTCGACCGTGGCGCCCGTCATGGTGACGTTGCCACCCGTGCCGCCGTTGGTCCCGGCATTCCAGACCGAAGCCGCGCCGGTAATGTAGAGCCGGGCCGCCACGCCGAGGAAGGTCGAGCCGTCGGCGCCGGGGCTCACATACCCGGCGTTGTAGATCTTCTGGCGGTTGGCGGCCTGGGACAGGTCGACGTAAGTCCCGTCCTTGAAGAGCAGGTCCGCGAGCGAGCCGTTCCAAAGCTGGGCCGCGCCCGGAGTCGCCCCGACGCCCCATTCCGTGATGTTCGAGAAGTCGATGGTGTCGTTGACGTACTGACCCCAGGTCGTCGCATCCAGGACGCCGTTGACGTAGACCGCGCGCTTGGTGTCGTCCGTCAGATCGATCGAAATGACGACGTGCTGCCAATCCGTCGTGTTGGTGAAGACCGCGGCCGTCTCGGCGGAAAGGATCGTGGTCCCGGCCGCATTGCGAGCCTGAATGAGCATCTTGTTGGTCGTCTCGATGCCCATCGAGAAGGTGACGAGATTGTCGGACCGCAGGATGCGCTGCGTCGAGCCGGTCGCGGAGCGTCGGAACCAGATCGAGGCCGTGAAGGTTTTGGCCGAGGCGCAGCCTGTCAGGTTGCCCCCGCGCAGGGCGTAGTCGTTGGACCCGTCGAAGGTGGCCGCGCCGACGCCGCTTGAAAGCGAGCCGCCATCGGAGGCGATGTAGTGCGGCGCGTCGGTGAAATCGATCGCGTCGTCGGTGAAGGTGGTAACGGTAGCGAGGTCTTCGGCGCCGTCGATGTAGAGGTGCCGTCTCGCCGCGCCGCCGGCCATGTCGAAGGACCAGGCCGCCTGGTGCAGCCCGGTGGCCGTGTTCAGCGCCGAGGACTCGACGTCCAGGATTGTGATCCCGGCCGCGTTCTTGCCGACGATCTGCAGCTTGTCGTTGGCGTTGATCTTGATCTGGAAGCGGTTGTTCGCGGTATCGACGATGGAATGCGCGACGCCCGCTTCGGCGTGCTTGAACCAGACCGACCCGGTGACGAGCTTTCCGTCGCTGCCGAAATTCCAGTCTGCGGCCTTGTCGAGGAAATCGTTGACGCCGTCGAAGGTGACGAGGTTCAGCGCGTAGGGGTCCGGCGGAGTGACGCCGGGGTCGCCGGTATCCGGCGGATCGGACGGCGGGGGGTTCCCGGTCGCGTTCTCGAGCAGCCCGAGGCGGCGGTCCAGATCCGTAATCAGCGTGAGGTTTTCGCTGACGCCTAGGACCGAAGCGAACTCCGTCAGGAGCAGCTCGCGGATCTCCTCCTTCGAGTCCGTGTCGCTTTGATCCTCCGAGGCCAGTGTGATGCTGATCTTTGCCTTGCCCAGCCGGTCGCCGGATGGGGTTTCGCCATCCTCCAGTTCGCTATCGTCGGGCACGGGCAGGTCGGTGTTCTCGTCCCAGTCTGGCGTATTGAACCCCAGTCCTTTGCAGATGAGGTGCCCGTGGCGGTCCAGGCCGAGGTCCTGCCCGTGGATCTCCTTGAGGATCTGACGTTTCGGCATGGTCGACCCTCCCGCGTGAGGCAGAGCAAGGGACCGCTGGGTGCGGCAATCGGTAACTGAGGCTTGTGCCCGCTAGGAGGATTGCGGGGGCGTGGCGTTTTGGACGGCGGCTTGGAGCAGAAAGGCGATGCGCCGAGCGACTTCCTTGTCGCCGATATTGACGACATTGAAGGTGTTGTTCTGGGGGCGCTCTTCGAAGAGTTTGAAGTGCTTGGCCAGCCGGTCGAGCGAGGGATTCTTGTCCAGGAGCTTGATCTTGTGGGTCTGTACGCCGTCCTTGCCTTCAACGACCTCGATCGAAGCGACCGCCGCGGCGATCTCGTCAGGCAGATCGTGAACCGGCAGCAGGTTGCCCTGCTCGTCGAAAAGCCTGCGGATGTCGGAGAAGGCGAGGAGCGCCGAGTGCTCCAGAACGTCGTCGGCCGTCGTGCGTCTTTCCGCCAACGCTCGGGCGTTTTCTTCCGCAACGGCCTTTTGAACGTCCTCGCGTTGCAGCATCCAAAAGGCGGTGTGTTTCGCGCTCTTCTTTGCCGCGCCGATGTCGGCGGCTGCCTTGGCGCCATTGAAGCCGTTGGCGATGTACTCGGCGGCGAACTGCCTGATCTTATCCGGTTTGAGGAGGCGTGCCGGCGGCGCCTTGCTGGCTGGCATAGTGGTTATGCGGCGGCTCTCAGACCCAGGGAGGCGCGTTCGTATCCCTCCATGGACAGCACGTCGCAGAGACCTTGTCGCTGACGGGACTTGAGGGAGGCCAGCAGCGAGGTGAATTCGGCTTCGGCCATGAAGTCGGACCCGCCGCCCGCAGAAGTCCCGAAGCCCCAGAGGACACGGCAGAACCCCTGCTCTATGCCGGCGTCGATATCGCCCAGCAACCCGGCCGCCGTTTCGTCCATGTCGTCCGCCGGCAGGAAGGGAAGGTTCAGATTGGTAATTGGATCCCAGGCCCCGGCATTCACTTCCTTTAACCGCGCCGTCTTCAAGGAGTCGTCGTTCAACACCAAATCTACGGCGGCCGCCCGGTACGGATTGCCATGCCAGCTTATGTGTTTCCGGTTCCAACCCTGACCTGTCGCGTAACTGCGAATGCGAGCAACTTCCGTTGCCAACTCGGAATCGCTGTAATTGCTTTGCTCCAACGCCAGGGACATGCCGATGCTCCAGCCCGCCGCGCTCAATTCTTCGATTTGCGGCAGGGTCATCTTGCCGGCGCCGCCGATTTCGCTATCGATCACATAAACCGTGCCGACGAAGCCCTGCGCCTCCATCTTCGGGAAGGCGTCGAGGTAAATGCTGTCGTCGCAGCCTTCGAAGGTGATCATCACCTTGCAGCGCTGCCGCACGTTCGCGAAAATCGGGCCGATATCGAGCCTGGTGTTCGGGATGTTGCTCCCAACGCTGTTGAGTCCGGTATAGAACGCCCCCAAGGGGGCGTCAGGCGGATAGTTTGGGGCACCGCTCTCTGCCGCCGCAGCGATCGAGAAGGTGTAGGGGATCCAACGGCTGCCAAAAGCGCCGAACCAATTGGCGTCAGTCGGGATGCTAAAGCTGTAGTTGCCGCTGCCGAACTCCGGGTCCTGCCAGGCAAAGATTTGATTGCGGTCGACCTCGCTATAGTCTTGACCGGGCGGTATCCGCAGCCAGTGCGTCAGGCAACCGTGCCAGGGCGTTATCGCGGTCGTGAGGATGTTGCGTTTACGAAAAAGCGCGCCGTCTGTCGTCGTGAAGCGGATGGCGTTAGGATAGCCTGCCATTTCCAAGGGGTAGTCCGTAGCGGGGCCGTCCATGATCTGCTCGATGGTGCCGGTGCCCGAAACATTGTCCAGTTCAGAGACTTGCTGCATCCCCACGGCGATCTTGGGAGATCCTGGGGAATAAGGCGCGGCGTCTGAAACCAGCCTGCGCATCATGCCGCGATCCTCCAGTCAGGGGTCGTCCAGATGGCATTCGGCCCGGCGCCCAAGGCTGCTGCCGCCTCGTCGCTCAGCTTGTTCAGGTGATAGATGCTCGAATGGCCGTCCAGGTTGGCGATCTTCGCACGGTCCCATCGTCTGACAACTTGCCCGGGCTCAAGGGCCGTGACGCTGCCGTCGTCGGTGTAGGTATTGGCGTGGACGACAAATCGTTTCCAGAGGTCGGGACGGTCGCGCAATTCGCGCTGCACCGTCGCGACGTAGTGCGCGATTCTTGCATTCCAGCCGTAGAGCATCATCCAGCAATAGTCGATCAGACCCTGCTCGACCCAAAACACCGCATCGCGCCCGCCGCGATAGTTGAAATTGAAAAAATCCGTATCGAGCCCCGGATGCGTAAACGCCGAGAAGCGGAACTCGGGGTTCTGCGCCCGCGCGTAGCTATGGACGCGCGCGATGATGCTGGTCAGCGCGGAGCGGCTGAATTTTCTCATCCACTGCCCGGCAGGGGTAACGTAGGGCGTGGCGCGATCCGCCGTCAGGTCGCGGCCTCCGCTAAATTCGGAATAGGCGGCGATGTTGGCCGCCGAGTTGTTCGGCACGTTGCCGGCCCGGATAAAGTCCCAAGCCAGGCCCTTCATCTTCGGATACTTGTCGATCAGGTCGATGGCGAGTTCGACGATGGAGTCCTGAAAGGCCGGCAGGCTGACGTCGAAGAATCCCGCTGGCGTAGCCGGTCCCGGCGCGAACTCAGGCAGAATATCGTTGGCCCGCGAAGACACCCGCAGCCAGCCGTGGACCTCGATGCCCTGAGCCTCGCACTCGTCGAGCAGGTTTTGGAACTGCGTATTGCCGGACCAGGGCCAGCCTGCGTCGTTATCCCAGTGGGTTTGCGAGCCTGTGCGCATCTGCGGGACGACGATGTTGAGCCCTGCTGTCTTCATGCGCGCCACCCAATCGATGAGGGTCTGCCCGCCCGCGAGCCAGCCGTTCGGGTCGTCCGACCCCATGCGGATCTGGCCGGCCCTATGGTCGAGGAAACCGACCTGCGCGCGTGGCATCAGATCGGGCGCCAGAGCACCAGGATGTCGTCGGCAGCGTTCGCTAGCGTGACGATCAGATTGGTTTCGAAACGCATTGCCTTGAAATCGATGAAGCCTGCCGGGGTTGCAGCGGGAAGGACCAGCTTGTTCGTTGCGCTATCGGTCAGCGTGAGAGTGCCGGCCAGCGCCTGCTGAATGATGATGCCCATGAGGTGTGCCGGGGCCGATGACACGGTTTGGGCCGTGATCGTGCCATCTGCCAGATAGGTCCCGTTGCACTCCTCCCGTGTGGCGAGCCAGCCGTTCTCGGCGCTCTCTTGATTGTGTTCGCCCGCAATCAGGCCTTGTTCGCTCGTATGGAGCGCCTGGCCGGTTTCCTTGATGCCACGAACGGTCGAAGAGTCGTCCGACTTCTGTCCGAGAATTAGCGACATGGGCATTCTCCGATCAGGCTAGGAGGGAAGGGCGGGCACGCGCATCGGCGGCGACGACGGCGGCCCGCCCCATCGCGCGCAGCTATGCGGGACAAGGACCGCTCAGGCGCGCGGTTCGGACGTCAGAGGGTTAGACTTGCTGGACGCCGACCAAGACTTCGGTGTTGCCTTCAATGCGCCAAGTCGCCATCAGGGTGTGATCGGCGGCAAATTCTGGCGGGTCGAAGGTTATCTTGTACTCCCCGACGCCCGTTCGCTCGATTGTGGTCCCGGCTTCCTTCACGCACCCCGGCACAGCCGCCAGCACGGCAAGCGAGGCAGCGGAGCGGAGGAATTGGCGACGGTTCATGGCTGTCTCTCAATCCTTCGGCGCGAAACTCAGCGAAACGCGCTCGATATGCCGAATCCAGCCGTCCCCGTCTTGCTCCCACCAGCTATGCTCGGCATAGATGGCATTCGTCAAATCGGGCTCGCGACTGAAGGATTTCTCGGATCCATCGGCGTAGATCACGTCAACGATGCCCTTCATCTGCCTGCTCTTGAAGTTTCGGCGCGGGCCGGGCGCTACTCCCGGCAGCGAATCCTCTCATCGCCTAGCTGGTCATCCGCGCAGGCTCCTAAGCGCCCTGGTGAGCATTCTACCGCCGCGCCGTCCCTTTCGGGAACGAAAAAACCCGCGCCGACAGGGGGCCGGGCGGGCGAATTCCAATTGAAGCGATGTAGCACGAGATCGCGGCAGTTTGTCAAGGGGGGTCGTTATTGGGACGGTTGGTGTTGAGATTCCAGCGTTGCCCTAATCGAATGAGCGATAGCCATCATAATTCTAAGCCTCTCTAAGGTGTCGGGGCAGTTCCGCTCGTTTTCCATTAGCCTAGCCGCCAGAGCAGACTCCAAAGACCGATCGACGATTTCACTATTGACGCCGAGAATCTCCATCTCTCGCGCCAAGTCGCTAAACTTGTGAACACAGAGCGCCATGTCCCCTTTTACGCTTCGTTTCTTATGAGTCATTCAGCCTCTCCGGCGTCTTTTCCATGCTATTCTAGCCCACCTCCACCGTGATCATGCGCGTGTTCCGGGCGATCTCCGGGTGCGTGAAGTAACCCTTGCGCTTGTTGAGCTTCTGGCGCGCCTGCAGTTCGACGGCCGCTCTGTCGCGCTCTAGGGATGCCTCACCCGTCAAGACCCAAACGACCTCAGTGTGCGTGTCGCGACGCACAAAGGCCTCCAGAACCATCGTGCGCTCGCCCGGAAAGTAGGACACGCCATCGGCGGGATAGGGCGCCTTGGGGAATGTGATTTCGACCTTCGGCTCTGTGACCCCGCGATCCTTCACGCGAGTCTCTTGCGCGCTTGGGGCTTTGGCGAAGCTTCTGGCGAGCCTCTGGGCGGTCTCGGGATCGTCGGTATAGGCCATGTCGTTCCAGCCGTCTTCAGGATAGCCCAAGCACTGAACCAGGAAGCGCTGCCCCTTGTCGCCGGTTTTGATGTCGCTGCAGGCCATCTATTGCTCCGGCGCCCACGCGCTCAGCGCGGCGACTAGCATCTGCTTGGCCGTCCGTTCCGACATGCCGGGCGACTTCTCGCAGAGTTCGGTCAGCGTCAACCCCAGCCCCAGGATTTGCCACGCCACACCCCCGCAGGGTGAGAAATAGCCGCCCACCAGGTCCAGCATCGCGCCCAGCTTTTGCCGTGCAGCATAGGTCCGCTCCGGCACTTCCGCGCTGGTGGACGGCGGCAGCTTGACGAATTTCTGGCCCTTCATGGGATCAAGCGCCGCTTGCCTGAAGAGCTTTTCGAAGTTCTCACCCGCCGTGTGCTGCGCCTTGGTGATCTTGCCCGCCTTCAGCAAGGCATCCAGTACGCTCTGCACGCGATACGCACTCGAAATCTTGCCCTGGTCGTCGGGAATCGAGGAGGGGGCCAGGTCGACCGCGGGGCCTTTGGCATCGCTCATGGGAAGATGCTTCCTTCGCCAGTCTATGGGCTCGCTGTTGGTCGCCTCCCTCAAGGCAGTGCGCTTCTCCCGCTTCAGCCGGCGGTTGGTTTGCTGGCGCCGCGCCATGCGCTCCAGGTCCTCTTCGCTCAGACCTGCGTTGTGCGTGCCGGCGGGTTTCATGGCGGCGAGCATGGCTATTCGCCTTTCAGGTATTGTTCAGCGGACCAATCGTGACGGGATTCCTTGGCGTTGTGTGGTTCGCCATCCAGCTTGTCAGCCTTTCGCCAAGCAGAGGCCATGGTGTCGTGCGTGGAGAGTATTTCGCCGCCGTCGTCGCGCACTTCCCATCGCCCGTGGATATCAGGCCCTGTCACGGAATGACCCATCACAACCCCCATTTCCCCAGCAGATCCCGCCCGAACTCGCCGCCGCGGACGTGCAGCTCGCCTTCGGGCACCGCCGGATCCTCGATGATCTTGAAGCCGAGGAACTCGCCGACGTACCTGCGCCCGGCCGGCGGTTCGAAGTGCGCGAGAACCTTGCCGTCGCAGACCAGATCGACGGGCTTGCCTTGCCAGAGCGCGGTCAGCACCTTTTTCCGAATGCATTTATGCATTTCGGCAAGCGACGAAATCGGTACGTCGCTCGCGTCGAAGGTCACCAGGGAATGCATGTCATCCCGCGTCATCGCTTGCCCTCCGGTTCCAGGCATTGCGCGCCTTTGTCTTGTTCGAAGCCAACGGACCGTCTGCGTAACATCCCATGCACTTCACCCCAACTTGTTGGCTGTCGATGTCTTGCGCGATCTGCCAGTTACCATGCTGGCCACAGAACGGGCAGGGCTTAAGCTCCATCACTCACTCTCCTGTGGTGGGGCGGGGAGTGGTAAAGCCTGGCAGATTTCAACAATCCTTGGGGTGTAGGGATTGGGGGCTGGTATTTCGAAGGCTATTCTTTCAATCGCTTCCACACCTTCCCGCTGCCATTCCTCGTAAGCGGCGACGGCGGCTTGGGCTTGTTCGCGGAATGCTTTTTGCCACCAATCAGTCAATTGGCTAACGGTTACTTCCGGCCCAAACCTCTGCTTAACTAAAGCATCGGCCACGCGCTCTATGAGGTCGGGGTTAGTCATGGAAGCAATCCAAAAGACAGGCGAGCGCAATGACGCCAACGAATGCCGCCGAGAGAAAAATCAAAATGTATACTGCTTCACCCATCTTCCTTCTCCTTCATCGCTGCGGCGCGGCGGGCCATCAAAACTCTCCAGTTCCGTCGCATGTCGGGCAATCGGTCGTGCTGACACAAAAGAAGTCATCGGGAAGATTGGGCGTTAACGGATTAACAAGCCCGCTGCCGCCGCAAGTTGGGCACTTGAAATCCTCGTCACTCGGCTCTTCTTCCTGGAGGCGGTGGGAGAGGGGTCCAATATCTGGGCTAATCAAACTCATGCTCCATGACAAAGGGGACGCCATCCACCACAACAAGTTTGTAAGTTTGAATACTGTTCGCCGGAATATCGTCTTCGCCAGGTTCGTCGTTGATGGTCGAGCGATAACTCAGGTCTCGGAAACTATCAGGGCCATCCATCCATGCTGCGTACTTGGTGCCACAGATGATGCACATCGCCTTTCGGAGATTGATGTGATAATTGTTGTCATACCAACTAGGGCCGTCTTCCAAGCGGACGATAGATCCACATTGGTGGCAATTCCTCCTACACAGGTTTCTTGACACCCTCACTCCTCCTCGATCTGTTTGATTTCAAAGCCGCGCTGGCGAAGGCCGTCGTGAAGCCTTTCCGCCATGCGGGTGAACATCGTTGACGGCATACGAACCACCGCTAGGCTCTCCGACTCGAATTCCGCCAGAGAATCAGCCAAAGCCTCACGCGGGGTCATTGCTGGGGGCCTCCGGCCACAGGCTTTCAATTTCCTCAGCGAGGATCTCCAGCTTCTCGATAAGATCTGCGCGTGAGTAACGTTTCCGCTGTTCGAGGGAGTCAAATCCGCCCCGGCGTTCGAGCAAAACCCTGAGATTGCCCACGTATCCCAAAATCAACTGGTCCCGTGTGGCGCCTTCCATGCTAGTCATCACCCTTCTCCTCATGCTCGCGCGGAACGACACCTGCAGCTTTGATAGCTGCATTAATCGCGCCCCAGGTGCTTTCGTAGTACCCATGACGATGGGTCTCGCCGTTCTCCCGCCAGTACTCCCAAAAAGCATCAGCGGCGGCGTGTTCCGGGTTGATGACCACTTGGGTTATTGAAGGCCGGGGCTTCCTGAGGTCTCTTAGCAACCGCTGCTCCATGGCGGTCACGTAAGCCTCGCACTCCACGCGGGAGGCTTTGCCAGTTCGCACTTTTCCAGCGAGACTTTGACCTTCGGTTTTGACGTAGTCCTCGAATCCATCCAT